TGATGCGCTGTTTCTGATTCCTAGCCATGGCTGGATGGAAGTCTACTCCGACCCATGGCTAGTGTTCAAGTCATGCCGCGAAGGACGACACGGAGCCCGGAAGGGCAGCGATTCGGCGATGCTCTGCACATTATGCGGAAAGAGCGCGGCTTGAGTCAGGAAGCGCTCGCGGAACGCGCGGAGATGGCGGCGGACTACCTCGGCTTCATCGAACGGGGGGAGAACGTTCCGACGTTGACAATCATGCTGCGGCTCGCGGATGCGTTGGAGGTTCCTCCGTCGCACATGCTGCGTACGTTCGACAAACGGCGGTAGCCGGACCTATACTTTGCGGATGCTTAAGCGTTCACGCAAAAAAGAAGATGGAGTCCAAAGCGCCCGCCGCGTGGCCGATAGGGTGATCGTCCTATCGGGTGATGTGCCGGACGAGCCGACGACGAAGCCCGCCGTTTCTCCGGAAATGAGCCGCGCGGCTTCGATCATGGGAAGACGGGGCGGCGCTAAGGGTGGCCCGGCACGACGGGATGCGCTATCGCAGGAGAGGCGGACTGAGATCGCGCGCGACGCAGCACGCAAGCGGTGGAGCAAGAAGTCTCTGGAGTGACTTGCGGATTGCACGACACCACCCTAAAATGCCAACGCCTCGCAGCGGATCAGGCACACGAGGCGTTAGGTACAGCAGTGCGCGTCAGTGGCGAAACTTGGTAGACGCAGCGGATTGTCACTCCGCCGGTAAGGTCGGTTACCCGGCCCCCATGTGGGTTCGAGTCCCGCCTGACGCATTTTTGGGCTCCGGTAGCTCAGCCAGAACAGAGCGGCAGACTACTAATCTGTCGGTCGTGGGTTTAAATCCCACCCGGAGCACCACTTTTGATTTCAAAGAATCGTTGCCTGTAGGGGGGTTTGCGATTGCGTGCCAAGGTACCGAGCATTGTTACAACCCACCTTAGCAAATTCCGTCACCACCGTCAAGTTCGATTGCGGGGCACCTGCTCCCGCCCTAGCCTCACGACCAGCAAATTTCGAGTTCCGAGTCGTCGTCATGACATCCTCAATTAGGACAGCATAGCCGCACAGTTTACAGAATCGGTATATTGCCGTATCAGGCGGGCTCGCGCTCGGAGCATCAAGCGGGCCGCAGCCGTTCGGGCACCCTTGCGCCCTATCCTCGACCTCGCCAAATTTCAACTTACCAGTTGTCGTCATGACATTCCTTAACTTGCGGTTGCGTCTCCGAGAGTTACTGCTTGCACCCACAAAAGCACACCGCCGCCAGCCACAGCGCGCACCGGACCAGGGGCCACAATAGGGTGTGCATGGCGTCAGTCCTCCAGCTCGAACCCTCGCGCGTACCACTCCGGCACGTGCAGTTTGAATTGGCCGCAGTCGTCGAACCACCACACACCCATTCCGAGGGCCACATGCGCGGCGTAACTGCCAAATTCGCGCGCAAACTCCGCGCTCTGACCGTCATGGATTGATCTGTCGTCGTATGACGCCAGCGCGTTGAGCAGTCCGGGCAGTCCAGCGAACCGTCCGTTCATCGCCTCCAGCGCTCCGAGAAGCTTCCACGCCCACTCCCGCGCATATGTCGGCGTTGGCGGGGCGATGTCCTCCGGGCGCTTGCCAGCAAACGAGCGATTTTTAAACGTATGGTGTTCCTCATGCACGGGTGCATCCTGCTCCTCTCGGCACTTGTGACCGGTATCGGGATTGCGCCACTGGCACGTACGCGCCTCGCGCTCCGCCCACGCCATCACGTACGCCGTACGCGCGGCTCCTTCGATGAATTCGCGCTCCTGTTGTGTGCTCATAGCGTCACCTTCCATGCAAACAACTCCTCCACAACGTTCTCGAATGCGGTCGCTGCACGCTCTTCGCGCTCCATTGCCAGCGAGGGAATGCCGCCCCTCTCACGCACAATCTCTTCACGGATCAGTTCAAGAATTGCTAATGCCAGTTCTCGGTTGCAGTCTGCCATGTTCGTTCGTCTCCTTCACGCTGCCCTCCGAACACTCACGCGCTGGAGGGCAGGAGCAAGCTACGACTCGTTCACCACGTCTTGCGTCTTTGCCCAACTCGATGGAAGCGGGTCGTCAGTAGGCAACCCGCACAGCCATTCGACAACATCAGACGGAACGTCCATTTTGAGCCATGCGCTGCCGTACTTGTAACCGCAGACCCCACACGGGCGCGACAGCATCCCGTCAGGATGCTCATCCTGGGTTAGCCAGCCGACGGCTTTGGTTTCGCGCTTGGATACTTCGTAGCAGTCAAACAGCGGTGAGTCTGCATCCGGTAAGGTGTGAATGTCCGAATACCAGTTGTTCAGCTCCGCTAGCGCGCGTGCCGTGGCAGTGGGGTTGAACGATTCGCCTTTGAGTGCCGCTTGTGCCGCCGCATGACGGGTGTTCGTGCGCAACGCCATCGCGTTATGCGTGAGCTTGTAGCTCACAACTTCAACCTGTCGCGTTGTGTCAATTACCCGCTGATGTTCGCAACCTGCCTGCATATCGTTGCCGTGCCACGCTGCCCATACGTCAAACAGCCGGCGGATGCTCTCAGGCGTCCATCCGTCCGCAGGCGTGATCTCATCCAGTGTCAGATATCCGCGTGCGTCGTACTCCTTGAATCCGATGATGATCTGCCCGCATGATCCTTTCGCATCGCCGTTAGGTTTCGGCCCTTCAACGCCAGTGAGGGACAGCTTCCCGTCTGAGGAGTATTCGACTGTCACGAACACCTTGCCCAAGTCCGGCAAAGTTCCGATTAGTAAATGATGCTTGAATCCGTCATGCGCGCTCACGATTGCACCGTCCTGCATGCCTGGAGGAACCGTTCGCGGTCGAAACGCGGGTTATCGTCGGCGAGTGTCTTAGCGATGGCGTCAACTACTGTCTGCACGGCTCTGCCGATGTCCCCTCTCCGTTGCGGCGACGGCAGTGTGCTCCGTGCGAATGCGATTGCCTCAGCGATTGCTACGTAATCCTTCCTTGTCATGGCTCTTTGCTCCTGTACTGCGGTTTGGATGGCCCGTAATTGAGTCGATCCGCACAACCGTCTGACCCTCTCAAACGCCGGACGGCTGTACGTTGCTACTCACTCACCCGTGTAGTCTCGTTCGTATCGCACGCCGCGCTGGCCGGATTGCCTTGGGCGTGTCCAGCGCACAGGCAGCCCATGGCGATGGCGCACTGCGGCAGCGCACGACCAAATGGCCCGGCGTTCGGCGTTCCGACCGTCGTAGCACCGTCGTAGTCGTCCATGTCAGCGGCAGCGCTGAACCGCGCATCCTCGACCGCCTCAGCCTCGGTGTCGAACGGTCCGTGCGGCGTGTCGTCCGGGTCAGGCGTCCATGTCGAGTAGTCGAATGTCGGCGTGCGGCCTGATGTGCCAGCCTGCCAGTACCAGCCGGCACCGGCACACGGCCATGACGGTGCTACGCTCGGCTGGCACCCTCCGAGTTGTGTGTGATGGTGCTGCCACACTTCGACATCTGGCAGCGCCCCGTCGTTCTCGTTCTCTCTCGCGGGATTCGAGTAGATCATGGTCATGACACTGCTCCTTAGTGGCGATCAATCGCCATTTCGTATATCTCGTTTGTGCGCGACACTTCCACCTTGTAGCGCCGCTTGACTTCCGCCTGTGTCATCGTCTCAGGGTAGCTGTCGAAGTTATCCCAACCGTGATACTCCCCGATATACTGATATGCCCTCGCTAGCGTTGTGGCATCATTACTGCACAACATACCCCGCAGTTTCGTGAGATCGATCCCGCCAGACTCCGCAACCCCCGTGAGATCCTTTGAGAACCACGCGTCATAGGCTTCCACCGGATGCGTCCAATCTGCGGCGTACGCGAACGGCACAAGGAGAATGCGCTCGGGCGTTTCGACACGCTTCAGCTGCTCCAGGTCGAAGCGATAGACGGTGTACGTCCTGCCCTCGTTGGGCTCCTCCAGCAATACCGCCTGCGGATCGTAGATTCCGGTCGCGTCTACGTAGACGAAGTAACCGCCGTAGTCGAGTGGAGACATGTCTCCGAGGTTAGCAATAAACTCCCACATCGGCTGTTTGGTTTCCATAGCTACTGCGCTCCCTTCGACGCATCGCGCGCCGTCATCATGAACTGTTCAGCGATCGCCGCACGGATTTCAGCTTCCGTCTCGCGTGCCAGCTCCCGCCGCACCACCCGGACCCGCTCGCGCACGTACGCCCGCCGCAGGTGCATCTCAGCGTTCGCCGCGGCCTGGACAAGGTTGCGCGCGTTCACAGTGACACCTCGTTTGCCGCACACACCCCACCGGCCAGCGTGTTGACAATTTCCGCCGCTACCACCTTCCAGTAGTCGCCATCCGATTCGATACCACTGAGTGCATCATGGTCCACCTTCGCGCCGTCCGCATCGAACAGCGTGACGATGACGCTAATCCACTGCCAATCCCCATTGCACCACCTTTGCAGGAATCGGAAGTCCTGATCCGCCGCGCACGCGGCCATCTCGCGTGCCGTGGTGTGTCCCGCGTAATTCTCGCGCGTCTTACTAGTGTCCAGCGGTACGGGATACTTTCCATCGCCCCAGTGTGAACACCCCCACCCGTCTTTGCGCGCTGTCTCCACTGCCCTGGCGAAGTCGTAGAACCGTGCAGACCGTCCGTCGCGGCACAGTACGCGCTCGCCGGAGCGCTTGCCCGCATCGCCGTCGCGTGGATCATAGTGACGCCATTCCGACACTTCGCCGTGTCCGTCGTGCTCCTTCCACGGCGCGCCCATGTTTTCGTCGTATTCCGTCTTGACGATTGCGTACCATCCACTTTCGAGCTCGATGCGCTGCCCGTCGTAGCTGATATCCGCCGCCGTGACTTGCTGCTGAACTGCCGTCGCTGTTGCCGTGTTCGTCATGGCTGCCCCCCGCAAGCACGCACGTCCGTCGCCGGGGTGAGCGTGGAATAAGTCTCCATCGGCCCGAGCCGGAACACGTGCAGCGTCCCTCTCGCGTGCGCGCGCTCCTGCTCATAGGTGGCCGGTTCCCACGTGCGCCGCGAACTCTCGACCTGCCCGAACGCGACCTCGTACCGCTTGCCTACCTCCAGCGCGTTCACGGCTTCACCTCCACCACTCGCACGCTGTTGGCGAATTGGATCACTTCCCGCTTGCTCCCCACACGAGCCTGACATGCCGCGCCAGTCTCGCCGGCCTTGCAGGCGACGATCTTGCCGGTCGCCGTGGTCGCGCCGCTCACCGTCACGAACGGCAGCATGCTCGCCAGCCTCTTGCCCTTGCCAATCCCCTTGACCTTCGCCAGCTCGCCCGGCGCATGGTACGGCCAGCCGGCAACGATGGCAGCCGCGCGCGCCTCCCCGACTTGCGGCAGGTAGCAGAGCTGCGCGAGCGAGGCTGTATTAACATTGACTACCGGCGGGCGCGCCGTGGTGGCCTGCCGGATTGCTGGTTGCGCGTTGGTCGATGCCACGGCTATTAAGGTGAGCGCCGCGGCGGTTGCGAGGTTGACGACGAGACGGCGTGTGAACTGTCGTGCGATCATGTTGCGAGTCCTCCTTATTGACTCTAGGGTAATGATAATGCCAAGCGACGCCATTGTCAAGCTTATATTCCTATTTTTTTACCCTTTGTAATCAATACCTTATAGGCAACGATATCATTGATAGCACCCAGGTGACAATTAGTGTCACACCACTCCAATTACCGTCACTAACACTTTATGTCACCCACGCACCATAACTGACACTTTTTGTCAGTCACTTTGTGCTTGACATTGGTAAGTTTTTCCGATATGCTCTCGCTGCCTTCCCGAGCAACCCACCGCCACTACCACCGGCAACCTTAGATGACGTGTGCCGCCGTGCTGCCCGTGACAGTCGCCAGGCTGGTGGCCGTGGCAGGCGTCAAGGATGCGTCAAGCCGGCGTCAATGGTATATCGTATACCGTATACCGTCTTACGCAGTTTTCTTGTTCATTCATAAGGTTATGGGTAATAGAGTTAAACGTATAATTATCGGTATACGGTAAGACGATATACGATATACCCCTTGACGGCAAATTGACGCTTGACAGCCTTGCCAGAGCCATGCTATCCTAGAGAGAGGCAGGCAGCATCCATTCCTTGGACCCCTCCGCCGCCCGGCCAGCCCGCCTTAATTGGCTTCCTTACACCTTGGAATACTTGCGGCGGAATTGTTGCGGGGGTGGGGTGGGGGTGGGCGCGCGAGGGTGCTTGCAATCCGCTCGACACCAAAAAATTAGGCATGTCAAGCGCCTGTGCGCGGGGCCAAAAAAAAAATAGGCCGGGGGCATGAATGACTTGTTGACTGGCGGGCAACTTGTGTGACATAGTGGCACGCATGCCTGACACCCTGCACCAGCCCTCATTGTCCGAGGCCCACTACTGCGTACACAGGGAAACCACGCGCGAGATGGGAGCCTGCCGCTGCGGGCACTTTTGGCGCACATACAAACACCCTTGGGTAGTGTGGCGACCAGCGGAGTGCGCCCGTACCGGTGTGGATAACCTTGTAGCGGCGTGCCCGGCGTGCCCGGTGTGCAGTGGCCAAACCCAGTCACGGCCAATACCTACCGCCACCGACATCATGGCCGACCAAGACGCCAAGCTGCGCCGTGCTTATGAGTCGATGCGCCAATACCTTCAAGAAGATGCGCCGGTGCAGTGGTTCAATCCGCAGCCTCGGCAAGAGTTCTACCGCCCGGCTGGCGCCCCGCCGCGCCCCACATGCGCACCTAATTACGAGCGCAAGTTGATCTACTACTCCGCGTTGGCTGGGGCTCTGGCGGGCACCTTGCTCGGGCTGGTGGCGGGATGGGTGTGGTCGCGATGAGCAAATCGAGATTAACATCGGCGCAGTCGCAGTTGTTGAATGATATCGCCGAGGGCAAAGAGCTTCTAATACTCGGCGCTGGTTGGGCTGAATATTTCGCGGTGGAACCCGATCAAAACGAACCTGAGGTTAGTGATAGAACCAGACAAACCGATCGTCTTGTCTTTGCTCGATTATCAACTGTTGATGCTTTAATAAAGAAGGGCGTTTTCGTTCTACGTCGTACAGCCTACGATAAGGACAAAGTACCTACCTTTGCGCGTGGTTGGGTACGGAAATGGTATTCAGTGGAACGTATATTATGACCATGCTGCCCTCGCCCAACATGTCCGGCCCGTTCATCATCGCCGTCAGCGGCTCGCGCGGGATCACCGCACGCGAGTTGGTGTGGGACCTCTTGGACGCCGAGTGGGCCTACTACACCACCACCGGATTCGACGTGCAGGTCCGGCTCGGGGACGCGGCCGGCGTAGATCACCTTGCGCTCGGGTGGGCGCGCGCGAGGGGCGTGCCGCGCACGATCTACTTCGCCGACAGGGCGGGCTACGTCGCATGGGAGCAATCATGGCCTTTGCTGTTGAGTGATTCAGCAGATATCGAGGTAGCCCACCTTGCCAGCGACTGGGATAGGGATGGCAAGTCGGCTGGGCCTGCCCGCAACGCCGCCATGCTAGGCATCCTTGAGCCTAAGTATCGCCCGCTGGCCGACCTACTCGTGGCAGTGTGGGACGGCAGCTCGCCAGGCACGCGCAATTGCATGGCCACCGCGCGCAACTGCGGCGTGTTCATCCACCAATACGGCGGCGGCGCGGCGGTCCAGTTCAAGGTGGCCGGGCCTCGGGACGCCGAGCTTGTGGAGTGGCGGGGCGAACTTGCCGGAGCCTGACCCGTATGTGGATCATCCCACAAGCCGTCCTCGCCGGATTATCAGTCTCTGCTCAGGAGTCGGCGGCCTGGACCTTGGACTCCGAATCCTTCACCCAGCTTGCGTCACGCTCGCTTACGTGGAGAGGGAAGGACCAGCCGCAGCCATGCTGGCGCAGGCTATTGAAGCGGGAGCGATGGACCCGGCTCCTATCTGGACTGACCTTCGAACCTTCCGCGGCGGACCTTATCGTGGAATTGTGGACGGCATCATCGGCGGCTACCCCTGCCAGGGAGAGAGTGTCGCCGGGCTCATGCGTGGAGTTGACGACCCGCGGTGGTTGTGGCCGGAGGTCGCCAGAATTGTGCGAGAGGTTGGGCCAGCTTGGTGCTTGTTTGAGAACGTCGCCAACCACCTCAATAAGGGATTCCGCATCGTCGGACCACAATTGGAAGAGATGGGCTACAAAGTTGCGGCAGGTATATTCTCGGCGGCGGAAGTGGGCGCAACACATCGCAGAGAGCGACTGTTCATCCTCGCCGTGGATGACGCCCAATGTGCCGAACGGTGGCCGCGTGATGAGCGCGGAGAACGTGGCGGCGAAAGGTGCGACTTCACGGGGGAAGCGGCAAGTGGACCTCGGGTCACAAGTTCGCCAGTGGACGACTCCACAAGCCCACGATTCACAGGGAGCAGCGGATGCGGCACGCCATGGGAGGTATGGAACCAAACACGGCGGGCGGAATCTGCCGGACCATGCAGCGGCGGCGATGGAGCAATGGCCAACACCGACACAGCCCTATGGCACGAATCAGTCCTTGAGCAAGGGTGCGGCGGTCAGGCCGTCACTCCAGACGATGGCGGGGCAGTGGCCTACCCCCCGCGCGAGCCCGAACGAGAACCGCAACACGAAGGCGGCGCCGAGCCACGGGGTGACGCACGGGCGGACGCTTGTGGGGGAAGCGCAGAACTGGAGCAGCCCCCGCGCGACGGACGGGGAGAAGGGTGGGCCGAACATGAGTTTCGGAGCGGGTGGTACACCACTTCCGGCGCAGGCTGTGGGTTGGGCAACCCCGACGACTCGCGACGGCAAGGACGGTGGCACGCCGAGCCCGAATGCCCCTACGAATTCCCTCCTTGGCCACCAAGCCCCTCGGATGTTGACGGGTGGGCCGCAATTATCGCTTCCGGAGGGCTGGGCAGGCTCCCGGCTGTACCTGAATCCGCGCTTCGTGGAGTGGTTGATGGGCTGGCCGGACCAATACACTTCGGGCGGATGGACCGACTGCGCGCCTGCGGAAATGGAGTCGTACCTCTCCAGGCAGCGTACGCAGCTTGCCTGCTTGCTCACCAGTTGGGCCTCCACTGGGGATGCGGCGAGTTAGAATGTCTCTCATGAGCGCCGACCAACCGCCAGATTCCGCCGAGCTCCAGCCGGCGCCCGTCGCCACGCCCTACTTTGCGCGCAAGGCTTCCCGCGCCCTCCTCGAACAGCACATCGGCCTACCGACCATCATCGAGGCCCTCGAATTCGCCATCGCCGCCGAGCCGGCCGAGGACGAGCAGGGTCGCCCCATCGCGCCGTCCAAATTCCGGCTCATGTATGATTTCATGCTCGATCCATCCACCTCCAGCCTGCCCGATCGCCAGACCGGCCGCATCCGCTACCCGGTCGACACGGTGATGGCCAAGTTCGGGGTCAAGCTCCCAGAACTACTCGCTCTGGTAGGCGCGCGCAATTTGGGCATGGCCATCGCGAAGTCCGGCACCCGGCTGGAACGCGTGATCGACGGGCTCGGGGAAGCTGCTGAGCCGCGCATCGTGGATTGCACCAAATGCGAGGGTGAGGGCTACTTGCCGGGCGAGGACGGCGAACCTGCACCCGAGTGCTGGTATTGCCATGGTTCTGGCGAGGTGCGAGTGTTCGCCGACCCCAAATACATCGAGATGTTCGTGGGCCTCCACGGCGGGGCCATGGGTGGCAAAGGCAGCGCCGGCCATGCTTCCGGCGGTGTGCGGGACATCATCGTCAGCGCCAACGCAGCGGCAAGCGCCAAGCAAGAAAACGCAGGTGGTGGCGGTGAGCCCATCAACGTGCGCGTGCAGAAGTTGATCGACCAATGAGCCGCTTGAACACTAGACTCTTGCGCGAACTGCTCGCCTCTGGGCGGATCACCTCAATACATGTTGAGCAACTCATCGGCGAGGTTGAGCGACTATCTAACCAGTGCCCGCGCTGCGGGTTCCAATTCCTGTATAAGAGTGGGCTCGACAGGCACCCGTGCCCGCCACCACCAGACTATAATTTTGGGGAGCTATAAGGAGATCACATGAGTTTGAGTGATGGTGAGTGGCAGTGGGTAACTGAACGCACGCGCGAGGCATTGGCTCTACTCACGCGCATCGCCGACGCGTTCGAGCGCCTGTGCCCTATCCCTGTGGAGCTGACCGACGCCGAGCTTGAGGAGTTGGACCGCCTCAATTCGGAGGCCGACGCCCACGCCGCCGAGCCCCTCGAAGAGACCCTCGCGATGATGGAGATCCTCGAACAGCGCGGCACCAAGGTCCCGGACGCCGCCTACCGCCGGTTCGGCCTCACTCCTCCCGACCGCAAGCTGGCCACGGTCGACGAGGAGGCGCTCGCCGCCGACCAATCCGAACTGGTCAAACCGCCAGAGCCACCCAAGCCCGCCGAACCGGCCAACCCGCATGCGGGCGACGGCATTGTGGGCACGCGCAAGGCGGGCCTATGACCACCAACGCCGCAGACCCGAGCACGGTAGTTCCGATCCGCAAGTTGGTGGAGTTGGATGAACCCAAACTCAAGATCGTGCGCGAGGTGCTGGCCCGTCTGGAGGCTGGCGAGCAGTTCCAAGGTTTGGCCATTTTATTGGCAGATAACCACCAATACGAGGCACCATTCGATGGCAAGTATTTTGAACTGTTGACTGCTGGGGTTCGGTTTGTTCATCGTATGAATAAGCGCATGGACGGAGAAGTGGACTCCGGTCTGTAATGTACTCCCCGGCCATTATCGAAGCGAACATCTCCAAGGTGGTCGACGCCGAGCGCGTCCGCCGCAACGACCCCAAGTTCCGCATCATCCGCTTCGACCCGCCCGAGATCGACGACATGGTGGCCCACCTTGACAAGCTGGTGGACAAGCGCACTATCAAGGAGGACGGGTCGTTCGAGTGGTCGCGCGAGCTGACGGCGGTCGAGCAACGGTTCATCGACAATGAGATGATCCTGTGTCAATTGGATTGGCGCCACTGGGCGGAGAATTTTTGCCTAATCCAACTTCACAGCTTATCCGATAGGCCCGAGGGCTGGGACATCCTAGAGGACGGCCACACCGGCGACAACAAAGGTCCGCTCGGCAAGTTCATCCTCAACGGTATGCAGGAGGCCCTCCTGCTCAAGATGGCCCGCTTGGAGGACATCGCGCACGATCAGGCCAAGCGCAAGGTTCCGGTCAATGGAATTCTACTCATATTATTGAAGGCGCGCCATTTAGGAGCTTCGACGGCGTGGCAGTCCTTCATCCGCCACCGCGTCAACTTCTACTCCTACTTCCCGGCCCTTATAGCATCGATCGACGCCCAGTCCACTCAGTCCCTCCAGCGGCGTTCGGAGCGCATGTGGGAGAAGATGCCCATATGGATGCGCGCGAAGATCAAGCGCAAGACCATCGACGGGGGCAGCGAGTTCGTCAACGACTCCATGATTCAATTGCAGGACTTCCGCCAACAGAAGGATTTAGGGAAGGGCGAGACGTGGGTGGGTTTCCACGGCACCGAGATCAGCGTTGTCGCGCCAGACCGGGCCTACGACCACTTCGACGAGGGCCTATTCCCGGCCGTGCCATTCGACCGCCGCACCCTTTTCGGGATGGAGTCCACCGCAAAGGGGAAATCTGGCTACTGGTACGAGTTCTGTACAAACGTCATGTCTGGGACCGCAGAGGGTGGCGCGGGCCGGTTCGACTACAATTTCGCCCCCTTCTACCTCATCGACGCCTACCAGGCCGCTCGTGGCCAACGCTCCAAGTGCCGCATGGAAGTGCCAATTGGTTGGGAGCCGCGCCCGGATACGGTGCTTGCCGCCGAACGCGTCTATGATACCTCCCACCTCTACATGCCCGACCACTCCAAGGTCCGCCTCGACAAGGAGGTCATGTATTGGTACGAGGTCACACGCCAGCAAGCCTTCCGCAAGGGCAAGCTCAACATCTTCAAACAGTCCTACCCGATCGAGCCCATAGACGCCTTCCAGCACTCGGCTGCCGGCGCATTCACCAATGAGACCATCGACCGCATGCAGCTCAACTCGACCGCGTACGTGCCTATCCCCTACCGGCTCATGACCGAGGACGAGCTCCCGGAAGTGGAGCAGTACGCCGACGCCAAGCGGTCGCCGATCCACCACGTGGTCGGCTACCACCTAGGCCCTATGCACGAAGGGGAACTCGACGACGCCCTCAAGGACCCACGCGGGATTGTGTGGGTGTTCGAGCAGCCCGACACGCGCGCGACCTACGTGCAGGCGTGCGACCCACCGGGGAGCGGCGGCATCCCGAAATGGACCCGGCAGGCCCGCACGCACAACGACATCAAAATCGACAATGGTGCGGTGCAGGTCTGGCGCAAGGAGCAGCCGCGTGGCCAGTGCGACCCGTGCCACGGTCTGGGCTGGCTCCCCACTGAGCAGAAGGGCGTCCAACTTGAGTGCTCTGCGTGCGACGGGCGAGGGCGGGTTGGCGGGCGGGCCGTGCAGGTGGTGGACTTCGCCGCGCCGATGGACGCCGAGGAGATCGCGGTGATCCCCTTCATCTTGGGGCGGATCTACCGCGGGGCCTCGGACTTGGATGAGTGTGAGCTGATCATCAACCGCATCTCGGTCGGCATGCTCACCGTGCGCACCCTCCAGAACCGTGGCTACACCAACCTGTGGCAGACCGAGGCGGTGCAGGACGGCATCGCTATCAAGACTTTACCGCAGATCGGGTTCAACGAGCACCCGAGCACCGTGCCTATCCTCCACTCACGCGGGAGATTGCTGCTGGTGCGCCGCGACATGGAGCCCCGCAGCAAGTTCCTCATCAAAGAGCTGGGCGACGCGGTGGTCAAGACGGTGGGCGTGCAGACCGAGACCTCGGCCGCGCTTAAAACTTATGAGCGGTTCTACGTCCCGCCGAACGCAGGCCAGCATGACGATCGCATGATCACAGCCTTCCTCGCCGGGTGGGTGCTCTTCCCCGTTCGCGACGGTGACGACCTGGCTGAGACGCCCGCCGAGGGCCTCTTGCGTGAGCTGCCGGGGCGCATGGGCGCTATGTTCAACAAGGAGTTGGCTGGGCAAGGGGTGACCGCCGAGGCCCAGCACGCCGTGTGGAATGAGGTGGTCGGGCGCATGTATGAGGACCAGGACTTGCAGTTCGGCCACTTCGAGGACTGCTCGCCGGAGTGCCAGGCCACCCACGCGAGCGCCGAGGAGATTGAACTGGACTCCATCAATCCGTACGCGAGGCTGGGCGGGGACGACGACCCGGCGGATGAGGGGCTATTCTGAGGAGGTATACTGTCACCATGTCAAACACCGTACCCGTTGCCACAGTCGAACCGTCTGTCACAATGCGTCTGACTATCCCAGCACAGCTTTATAAGCAGTTGGTGGAACTGGAGGGTGCCGGCGCCAACCTTGAAGAAGTAGTTGTGGGTGCCATCGGTGTGGGGCTCGTGCTTGGCGAGATGGCCTATATGATCGACAAGGCGGGCGATGCCGAAATCCGCCGCCTGCTCGGTGGTCGCGTGGACGGCCAAGCCAAGCTCCTCGACATGCTGCGGCGCCTCGTGAGCCTGCACGTCGGTGGCCATCGCGTCGAGCTGCGCCCGGCGGTGCTGGAGCAGATCGCGTGGGCGGCAAAATCGCTGTGCAAGCCGGTCGAGGAAGTGGCCCCGCAGATGATCGCGGATGCGGTGTCGGAGAAGTTCCGGGCATGAATTATGGGTACTGGATTTCGCTGGCCTATGCCACCTCCGGCATTTGGTGTGAACGTGGTGTAGTGGTGCAGGCACCACCAATAGCTAAGTGGACACTGGGTAAGCCAAGCAGCGTGGTGATTGGTTATTATGAACGCAAGGGCGCCAAATTCGAGGTGTTCTACTAATGACGCCACCACGCTATGCATTCACAGCCTACCGTTCCGACTACCCGAATATGAACGCCGAGACGAAGGACGCACTCCACCAATTAGTGAACGCTGCCGGTGATCGTCTTTATCAGAACGTAGAACTGTGGAAGCGCGAATTGGCTGCGGCGGGGTGGAAGACACATCGAAAGAGCGCAACCATTTGGGAGTCGCCAGAGGGTGCGCTCTATCTCGGGCCGTACGGAGCGTGGAAAGAGATGCGGAGGCGGTGTGGCTGACGCCGCCCGCACGCGCATCCAGTTCCGCCAATTCCGGTGCCCGGCCGGACATGAGTTCCGTGCCGCGTGTAGGTCTGTGCGCAAGGCCAGCAGTGAAGAGTATGAAGAGTTCTATCGCACCAATCGCCAATATGATTATGTTCACGGTAAAGAGGTCCGACCTGATGGGCCACCGGACCACAAATGGCTCCCCGTGCCGAAGTGCCCACAGGAAGGTTGCCCGCTCATCGGTGACCCCCTCACCGACCCGACCACCTCCACCTTCCGCGAGTTCGCCCAGATTCCCGAAGCCGAACGCTTCTACGCCTGGCTCAGCCCGGATGGCACTCGCGTGGCCCCGCCGGGCTACCGTGGCGCCCCCATGCCCGAGCGGTACAAGCGGGCAGGCTACATGGTGGTCGAGGCCTCCAACCTCGCCCAGCTTGACCGGCTTGAGGCGGTGCGCTCAGCCCAGACCGGCAACATGGCGTATAATGAGATGGGCCACTTCGACGAGCCGACCCGCCAAGCACGTGAGCGGGCCGAGTACTCGGACGACATGACCAAGGACACGTAGCACACAATTTGCTGGGAGGGTGGGTGGTGGGTGGCAAGACGTAATCCGCGGTCAGTAGCTCCAAGTAATCCGGGCCTTGCCGAACACGAGCAGGAGGTCATGGACTGGATCGGCCACGCCATCCAGGAGGGCGTGTCCGCCAACAAGGCCGAGCACTCCTACGACCACATCGGCGAGTCCATCGACGCCATCATGGGCATCGACGAGCCACGCATCCGCTCCCCGAAGCTCTCGCGCGGCCGGTTCAACAAGCTCCAGACCATCGCCCTCGAACTCCGTGCCCTCCTCACCGACATCAAGCCCTTCTGGACCTACTCGACGAACGCCGACCGCTACCAGCGCCAAGCCGACATCTTCGGCAAGCTCTCCAAATCGTGGTTCCTGCGGCGCGGGATCGACCAGGTGTTCCGCGACTCCATAGATTACGTGCTCGTGGCAGGCACCGGCTACATCCACATGTTCTACAACCCTGACGCCTTGGGGCCGCGTGACCTCGACACTGGCATCACCACGCAGGGCGACATCGACGCGGTGGCCGAGGACCCGCGCGACTGCGGCATGATCCGCTTCCAAGGCGGGGACAAGCGCAGCGTGCAGAACGCCCGCGGGGCGTGGGTGCGCCGGGAGCGGCCGATCGACTACTTCGAGCGCGTGTACGGCAAGGACGCGGTCAAGAACCTCAAGATCGACAGGTATGGGTATGAGAAGGAGTCCCCGAGCGCGCGCCGGCTGCGCGAGGCCGAGGAGGCCCTCATGTCGGAAGGCGCCCCGAACGCGGCCCTCTTCGGCGGGGCGCCAGCACAGGCCATCGGCGGTAAGATCCCGGTGACCGACGAGTTCACAGTCTACCTACATGATTTCAGCGTGAACGAGTCGAAGGTGGCCAAGGAGATGGGTCCATGGGCGGACGACCCGGATGAGCCGGGCCAGCGCATCCCAGCCTCGCCGTGGAGTTACCTCGCGGAGCCCGGCAAGCGGCTCTATCCATTCGGCCGGCGCATCGTGGCCACCCGCTACGGCATCCTGGAGGACGGCCCGGGCCACTTCCACCACGGTATGCTCCCGGTGTGCAAGGTTACCCTTGACACCTGGGCCTGGGCAAGGTGGGGGACATCCCCAATCCACCCGCTGCTCAGTTTGCAGCGGGATGTCGACGAGAACTTGCGCGCGATCCAGGACCACATCCGCCGGGCGGCCAAGCGCAACTTCATCTACGACAAGAAGGCCATCAGCCCCAATTTGGCCAAGGGGTTCAACACACGCTTGTCCGGCATGCAATTGGGTGTCAACCCCGGGCTGGAGCCCGGCAAGGCGTTCCAGATCGTCCCTGAGCCCCCGCTCGACGCCGCGATCCCCGAGCACCTCAAGTTCCTGCTCGACTCGATGGACGAGCTCTCCGGCGTCGCGAATCTGCGCGGCCTGGCCGAACTCAACCAGATGCCCTCGGGCGACACCATCGAGCAACTCATCCAAGCCATGACGCCTCTGGTGCGCGCCCGCTCGCGATCCCTCGAAGTGTTCATCCGCGAGTTCGCCATGATGCTCGCCAGCATGTTCATGCAGTTCTACCCACTCGAATTGCGGCTCAGGCTCCTCGGTGCGGACGGCATGACTTGGGAAGACTGGGACTACAAGTCGGGCGACCTCATGCCGGACTTCATCAAGGACGAGGACTACGAGAGCTTCGATTCGCCTACGGGCGAGTATGACGAGATACAGACAGGGCTTGCTGATGCCTATGGCAACCCAATTGTGCATAAGTCACCACGCACTAAGCGTGTGCATCGGCTCAAGCCCGAGGCGTGGGAGCGCGGCCCGGACCCCGAACACGTGCGCAACAAGCAGTTCCTCCAATACTTCAATTTCGACGTGGCCGAGGGCACCCTCCTTGACGTGGCCACCACATCAAAACGCATGTTCTACCTGCAAGGCGCACGCATGGGCCTCATCGACCACTGGACCCTGCTCGAAGTGTGGGGCGTCCCGAACGTGGGCAAGCCGCCCTCGTGGGCCACCGACATCACCTCGCGCTTGCAGGCCGAGAAGATCCTCGGTCTGGGCATCCTTGCTTCGACAGCAGGACACCCGCCCACAGCACAGGCCCCACCATCTTTCACGCCCTCCGGGGCAGTAGCCGAGTCATAAGGAGAACCCCCATCATGCGTACGCTCACTGTTGTCCTCGACGCCGACTACGTGCCGAAGTCGATCACCTATCTTGCCACACTCGGCACCGCTATACCGCAGATCCTTGACGCGGATGATGTCAACCCATCTTCGCATGACGCGCGCAAGCTACGTTCCCGGCACCTGTGGCTGCGCGTCCACGCCGAAGGCGGCAACAACGCCGGGGACGCCACGCACAACCCGGCCCGCATAGGCTTTGAGTCTACCGACATAGCGGCCAATTTCAAGACCTCCAATGTGATTGCCACGGCGCACGGCAGCATCCTGTTGCCGGGTCTATATGTAGATTTTCCTGGCAGTGGTGGGGTGGGACTGTATGACTTCCGCACGACCGCCATATCCGGCAAGACCGGTGACATCTTCCAGATCCACTACGGACCACTATAATGCGCAAACTACTACTTTTAATCACACTAGTGTTGGTGGCCAGTCAATTGCAGGCCCAGCAGCCCGCCGTGTCTATCCGCAATGGCACAGTCGACCCCACAACTTGCCTGCCAACCTCAATTAACATCTTCTACCGCAGCGATACGGCCGCGCTCAAAATATGTTCGGCGGCCAACACGTGGACGGCGCTCAGCACGGGCATACCCACCTACCCCCTGCTCGCCCCGAATGGAACTACCGCCGCACCATCTTATTCGTTCACCAATTCCACTACGAATGGGATGTATCTCGATTCGGTGGGTGTGTTGGGCTTGGCCGCGAGCACGGACTTGCTGACCAAAGCCTCTACGGCCGCACCCACCGCGCCCATGGGAGCATTAGCCGGGGCTGGGGCTGGCTTGGTCGAGGTGGGCACACACTCCTATAAGGTCACTTTCGTCACTGCGGGCGGGGAGTCCGTACCCTCCACCAAGTCGAATGTGGTAACCGTTGCCGACGATGCGGTGAACGGTCAGGTGGCGGTGACGAACATAGCTACTGGCAATATCTTTGTTACTTCGCGCAAACTCTACCGCACTGTTGCCGGAGACACAGGTGCGTGGAAGCTCGTCACGACGATCGCCAACAACACTGCCACTACTTTCACCGATAACGTAGCTGATGCTGCCCTCACCACTGCCGCTCCATCCACCTCGACGGCCATTGACACTCGGTTTACGATTGCGAACAGCGGTGATGCCACCGCCACGCACAATCTAGTTGCTACAAGCGACGTGCAGGCTGGCGACGGTGGGGTCAACCCGGCCGCTTTCGGTTTTACCTCCGAACCTACCCTCGGCTTGTTCCGCCGCGGCGCCGGTCAGCTAGGTGTTACCGCGAATACTACCGTCGGTTGGTTTGACTCTTCAGGATGGCATGGAACCGGGACGCAGATCCAACAGATAAACGCTATCGCCGCCACTTCCACGGATGCCGTTATCCTAACCACTAATGGTACAGCGTCCGCCGGGGCTCAACAATGGTCCCCGCGCCTGCGCTTCACCGCTCAGGGCTGGCGCACAAACGCAGTTGCGCAGAGCGAAGCGGTGGATTGGATCGCCGAAGTCCAGCCTGTTCAAGGAGCGGCTGACCCCTCATCCAATCTAGTGTTCTCTTCACAGATCAACGCTGGTGGTTACACGCCGCGCGTGACATTCACCAGCGGCGGGACAGTAACTATCCCCGGCGCCGGTGCAACATGTACTAATCAATTCGTGAGTGCTGTATCGACATCTCTTGTCCCCACATGCACTACAGATACGCTCGCTAGCGCGCAACATGCCAATCAAGGGACGACGACTACTGTGCTGCACGGTAATGCGGCGGGCAATCCAGCATTCGGTGTGGTGGTTGATGGGGATATTAATTTCACGGCTCCAGCTCTCGGCGCTCCTACCGCGACAACGGTCCAGACTTCAGGCAACGCCGGTGTTGGTGCGGCGCCGTCCGCAGTGGCCGGGGAAATGTTGGTTGCTACGGACAATTTCAACGGTGCGACGATCATCCGCGCCTCGAATCCTGACGCGACGGACACTGGTTCCCTCTCGGCCTTCGAGGTTTTAGGCGGAGCGACGGTGCTTGGGAGACTGCAAGCACACCAAGCTGGACGAACGGCTACTCGTCTCGGAGTCACGCTGGCGAACTGGGTAGAACTTTTTCAATCGACAGGTAACGGTCTACTCATCGACACTACCGGCGCTAATCCGGTCATTATGGGAACGGGCGGCACGCGGGCGCTTACGATCAGCGGATCGACGCAAGCGGTTTCGCTACGTGGTTCCCAGACGAACGACTCAGCGACTGCTGGTGACGTTGGCGAACTGATCTCCGGAACCGTCGCGGCGAACACAACCTCGCTCTCGACCGGCAGCACCGCGAACGTCGGAACGAACACGAACATCACATTGACCGCTGGAGATTGGGACTGTACCGGCGTCGTGAACTTCACCTTCGGGGCGACGACTTCGATCACGAACCTAGCAGGTGGGATCAGCACGACGACGGCAACACTCCCGGCACAGGACTCGTACTTCGACTATGAGACCTCGGCCATAGTGCCGACCGGCTCCGCAGTAGCAACATGGGTTGTTCCTACAGTGCGAATCAGCGCTTCTGGGTCGACGCCAGTATTCCTCGTTTCGCAGGCGACTTTCACTGTCTCGACAATCAAGGTAGGTGGCACAATTCGTTGCCGCAGGATGAGGTAGCAAATTGCCTATGAGAATTAAGGCGCTTTTACTCACAGTTCTCCTGCTGGTGGCCACCCCCCTGTGGGCGCGCACCAAATTCCAAGGCTATGCCACCCGTGGTGGGCAGACCTTCATGACCACCCTGTCTGGCTCGTCGGCCAGCGGCATGGCGTCCTACCCCCTAGCGCAATACGACGTGTTCAACGCTGGCACCTCTACCCCAGCCACCATCTTCAGTGATCTCGCCGGCACGCCCAAAGTATGCCCATGCACGACTGACGCGGTGGCATTCCTGTCTTTCTATGGCGACTCACCCACCTATGACGTGCGCTTCTCCGGCGCGGGCATCCCAATACCGTGGACTCAGACCTCGTTCGGCAGTGGCAGCGGCGGCGGCAGCGGGGCCAACATAGCTATTCCACCACCCCCTTCCGGCGGGGACGATTTCGCGACCATCCAGACGCTCATCAACGCGAATTCCCCCCTCGGGATCACGATCGTCCCACCGGACGCGGAATATCTCCTGTCGGCCGAACTCTCCGTCCCGGCCACTGCCCACGGCGAGATCCTGCACGGCATCCCAGGCAAGTACGACGTGGCCCAAGGCACGCGCTTCAAGCTGACCGGCTCGGCGCGCTCCTGCCTGACCACCACAAATGCTTACCGGGTGAAAATATCAGGCATCACGTTCGACGCCAACCGGCTGGGCACCTATGCGGTCTACCTCAACGGGTTCACGTGGAGCTCGGCGGAGGACTGCAACTTCCTCAATGGCATTACGGACGGGCTCCATTTAGGCACAGACCCAAACCTCAACGACACGAACACCTTCACGCGCTGCTTCTTTGTCGGCAACGGGACTCTGCGCGCCACGACGGGCGTCATCGCGGGTTATACGTCAGGCGTGCGTACCGTCATCGCCGGGACTTGCACGACCATCGCCGGCAACGCCACTATCACCTTCGCCGGCGCACCAGACCTCACCACGCTTGGCATCCGCCGTGGTGAACTGATCCGCATCCATTTCACCGCGCCCAACTCACCACAGGTCATCCAGGTCGAGTCCGTAGCCGCCACCACGATCACGGCTATGGTCAATACGGACAACAAACCGCAAGTCTCAGCCGCTGGGTTGGACTTCGCGATCGGCCTCGGCGCCGGTTACTATGAAGAACGAGCTACCAACAATAACGTCAATCACCTCATTGACTGTGTGTCGCGTGGCAATCCCGTAGGCCTCCGCTTCGATGGACTATACGGCCCGGTTGTTGATGGCGGACAGATAGATTTCAATAGCCTCGTAGCGATCTGCGTGTCGGTTGCCGACAATAACACCGCGTTCATCGGTGCGCAGTTCAGCCGGGTCTACACCGAGGCCAACACCGCCGGGCAATACTTCCTGGGCCAATCACAGGACGTAGTGATATCGGCCCCGAACAGCGACGCCGCACCGTTTTTCGCCAACCCGGCGCTCAACGTCTCGGATTGCACGATCATCCGCAAGGGCCGCGTCGAAACACTGAAGTTCGGTGCCGACCAGTCGTTCGTAATCCAAGTCACGCGCACGGCTGGCGGAGTGTTGCAGCACCGCATCATCTCGGACCTCATCAACCAGTCCGGCTCGGCCGAGGCCGATAAGATCAATGGTTTCAGCAACGCCTACGCTAACACCCCGACCCTTGATCCCGGCAACGTGGCGTTTGTGAATGGTGCTGGAATCTTTGGCTCCTCGCTTGTGCTGGACACCGCTGCCCAAGGTGCCGTGCCATTTGGAATTCTCCGTATCGAGGACAACACGACCGGCGCGAATGTACGAGAGTCCTTGTCGGTGAGTACGGTCAATATTAACGGCGTCACCCAGAATCGTACGACCCTGCGACTACTCGACGCTACCGGCGCCGAGGCGAGCTGGCCCGCGAGCATCGGCAATGGGACGACTCTGGCTATTCGCGCGTGGATCAGAATCAGGTAAGCCGCAAGTAATAGGAGACGGACATGCTTAATATTGGTATGAGCAGCACCGACCCCAAAGACGACCCGCTGCGCAGTGGTCCACCTGTGCCGGCGCTGAGGAGCGCCAAGCCGCCGCCTACTGCTGGTGGCTCCAATGCTGCCCACCTGCTCGGGGCTGGCGGCTCGCCGATCGCCTCGGTGATGGGTGACATGATGGAGATCCAGAAGCGCATCGCCAGCCTCGCGCAGGTCCGGCCCGACATCGCGGCCCTCTTTGCCCCGGTCATCGGCCAGGCACGCGACATGATGGCCGGGAGCCTCGCGGATCTGGCCCAGGGCGGGACTGGCATGCCCCCGCAGGACGCCGGGATGCCGCCGCCGGGCCAAGGAGGTCCACCGGGCGGAGGTGGTGGCCCCAGCATGGGGATGGGTGGTCCGCCTCCTCCGCCGCCGATGAGGTGACAATAAATGTCAATAGTGACAAAAAGTGTCAGTGACGAAAAGTGTCAACCGGTGACAAAAAGTGTTGTATCTTAACCGCATGTACCTTACCGCAACGAGCGCCCGCCCCGGACCAGTGCGATTGGTAGCCGGCCAGCGCTCAGCATGCAAAAGGAGCTTCTGACGATGGCACGCAAGGTGGACGAACTCAAGCAATACGCTGAAGAACTCGCGAAAGAGAAGGGGCTGACCGAGCCGCAGATCAAGATCGCGGTCGCATTCATGACCGGTGACACCGAGGCACTCAAGGATGTGCCTCTCGCCGACGTGATCGCGGCTGTCACGCCGGTGGCAGATCAGGCTGTGGGACGACGCGCCGACCACTCGCGGGCGATGGGCGAGGCCCAGAAGGCCCAAAAGTTGGCCAAACAGGCTTACGACGACAACCAGGCTTGGCGTGGCACGGCTAAGGCCGACTACGACAAGGCGCTGGCCGAGCGTGACGCAGTGTTGGTCAACCTCAAGAAATACGAGGATGAGTTCGGACCACTCGACGAGACAGTGAACATCGGCGGAGGCAAAACAGTGACAGCAACAGGCGACGTGGTGCGCACCAAGGACATCGAGGCTCTGCGCGCGGAAATTGAAACCAAGACCACGCAGAAGCTCGCGGGCCAGTTCATGCAATTCCAGCTTGAGGAGGGCCAACTTGCCACACAGCACTTTGCCCGCTTCAAGGAACCGTTGAACAAGGCCCGCCTCATCGAGATCATGGCCGAGCACTCCGCCGCCGACCCGCAGCACCCGATCTCACTCACGCAGGCATACAACGAGGAGTACGGCACCAAGGTCACCGAATTGGACACCGCCGCACGCGCGGCCGAAATCACAGCGGCTGAGAACCGCGGTGTCGAAAAGGGCCGCAAGGCCGCAGCCGCCGCAATGGGCCGCTCCGGTGCCGCGGTGCCCGAGACCGGCATCGTGTTCGACCGCATCGAAGCCGAGCGCAAGGCCGGTGACAAGAAGGTCATCGACGCGCACTCGGACGACGAGAACGCTGCGCTGTTCGCGCAGGACCTCGAACAATTCTCACGCAGCACTACCGAAGCAGACGCAACTCAATAGAGCCCGCCGCACCGCGACGTTTTGTGTGTGGGTGGGTGTGAAGGGGAGGGCAGCACTATGAACGGAGCACTTGACGGGCCGCTGGACGCCCTCAACGTCAGCACAACGCGGCACATCCGCCGCTCACCAATTCTCATCGACGGCATCTTCCAGTCCGACTCGGGTATGGCCATGCAGAAGCGCACGTGCGTGGTGCCATTCCCAGGCGGCCGGGTGATCGCTGGCAACATCTCGTTCGACACCCTGCTGGCGATGGCGTATGACATCGGCGACGACTTCGACCTCAGCGAACAGAAGACGGACGACCAGTTGCAGTGGTTCCCGCGCCAGCTCGAAGTCAACGTCACGACCTCGATGGAAATGCTCAAGGTCTACAACGTGGGGCCCAACGCGATCTACCGCGACATCGACTCCAAGCTGCGCAACGCCTACAACACGATCGGCAGCGGCCTCGCGATCAACCAGTATCTGCCCAACGCGAAGGCCGGCTTCGGCAAGTTCCTCACCGGATTCGCCGAGTCAATCAACGACGGCACCACCAACGGGTGGGACTCGACGGCCTACGCCACTTACGGCGGGCTCACCCGGGCCAGCTACAATGGCGCCCTCACCCCGTATGTGGTCAACCTCGCAGGCGCCGCCATCGAGTACGACGACGTGACCGACGCCATCCAGGAGACCTCGTGGGGCGACGGCGACCTCGAAGTGAACGTGCTGCTTGGCACGCCCAAGCTCTACAACTCGTTCAAGAAGCGCTACCAAGTCCAGCAGCGCCTCAACGAGGCCTCGCCCGTGATCGGGTTCAAGGGCTTCTCGATCGAGAACACCACGTTCCTCAAGTCGCGTTACTGCCCCGGCCAAGACATCGCTACCACCACCAAGAAGTCCAACCGGGTGGCCACGCGATTCATCAACGCGACCTCAAAGGGTGTGCAGGCCACCTACCCCGCCGTGTCGGGCGAGACCATGTTCCTGCTGAATATGCGCAAGCCAAACATCCACATGCACATCTCGACCGCGCCGGAGTACCAGTTTGGCTTCACCGGCTGGAAGCTCACCGCGCGGAACACCAAGATTTCCGGCCAGATCCTCTACGCCGGCCAGTTCACTCTCGACAACCCGTCCTTCCACGGACAGATCGCCAACGCCGTCTAAGAAAGGAGGGCACTCACAATGGCACAGCCAATGTTCATTGACACGCAAGTCTATTTCTCAGGCGGCGAGCCCAAACTATCAACCGACACGATTCCCACCGGCTTCGGCGGGCCAATACCGCGCGTGGGGGAGCTCGGCCACATCTACCGAGGCCCCGACGGCCGCACGTGGCAGCGCGTCAAGGCGGCCGGAACTCTCACGCAGGCCGCCGTGGCCAGCAACGTGTTCTACTGGGCCGCGGCGCATGGGTTCGTGGTCGACACCGACTACACCGACTCCGAGGCCACCGCCAACAGTGTCGCCGGCGTCTTCGCGGTCGGCCAGACCCTACCAGTGGCCAACCAGCACTTCTGGGCTTTGCAGGGCGGTCCCGCGATCGTCATGAACGGCACCAACGTCAACTTCCTCGCCGGCATGGTGATCACGCCGATCGCCACGGTAGGGATCGTGACCGGCACCGCCGCACTCACCGCCCCGCCCGCGCAGCGGCTGGGCACCGTCCACACGCCTGTCGACCGCTCGGGCGGCGCCGGCACTGTGGTCGTCGACCTTGACATCGATTCCCGCAGCTTCTAGGGAAGAGAAAGGACATCAATTACGCCATGACACTCTCACTCACCACTGACCAGCAATCCACTCTGACTGGCATCTTCAAGGACGCCAACGGCGGCGTCATCGAACCCGACCTCACCAACCCCCTCGCGCCGCAGCCCCGGTGGACCGAAGACAGCAAGGGCGCTATTGTGGCCCTCTTCCCCGCCGAGGACGAGCGCACCTGCATCGTGGTCGGGGTAGCGCCCGGCACGGCCACCGTCACCTGTGAGGACCGCGGCACCGGCAAGAAGACGGTCGAGACGGTCATCGTCAGCGCGGGCGGGGTGGCGCATATCGTCATCACCGCTACCGCACCGGAGCGTCGGGCTCTCGAACCGGCACCGGCCAAGCAGGAGTTGCCGCCACCACCGCCCACCGCCGGGCAAGTGGATACGTCCGCAAGCAACCCGGCGGCGCCGAAGCCTGCGTCGTCATTCCTCTAATCCACCCGCACGCCGGGCCAGCGGGGCGCATGCCCTTGGGTTGGCCCGGCGTGCACACCGCAGCAGTCATAAGGAGCCTCACCCATGGCCGCAGTCACCGTAGTTCCCCGCTCCTACAAAGCTAACGCTGCCGGAGCACTCACTGAGAAGATGTGGAAGATCACGGGCCTCGACACCAACACGCTCGACACCGGGATCAAGCCTGTCAGGTCAATTGAGGTGTTTGTGGAGCCATCCACCATCACGGCGGTCACCCAGTCAACGGTCAATGGCCAAATCAGGTTGACCTTCGCCGCTGCCGGTGGGGCATTCACCGCGACGGGTCTACTCGTCAAGTACCGCAACGGCTAATTTTGTGGCCGGGGGGCGCATCTAGCATGTCTGACACTTTGGGTTCGGTGATCTCGAAGGTCCAGCAGCGTGTTGGAACGCTCCCCGACTACTTCATGCTCCAAGACGCGGTGGTCAACAAATACCGCGACGTGCAGGCTCGCATCCCTTGGACATGGCGGCGTCGACAGGGCGATATGTTCTTCTATGCTCCAATCACGACCGGCACCGCGACAGTGCTGCGTGGCCAAAATCTGGTTACATTCAGTTCCCCCATCATGACACCAGCGCTATTGGGCAGGCAGGTGCGCATAGCGGGCAACGATACGCCCATCCGCACTCTCACAGGGATGTTGGACACCACACACGCGACGCTCGACCGGTCGTGGAGCGCTATCGACCAGACCGCAAAGGGGTTCGAGATATACCAAGCCTATGTCACGGTGCCGGACGATTTCGAGAGCTTCCTGACGATCGTCGACCTCACGCGCGGCTACCAGCTCGACCACTGGTCGCACGCCGCCGACGAGCTTGACCGCATCGACGCGCGCCGGGCCTATGCGGGCAACACGGCGTATTGGGTCGTGCTCAAGGATTACTCGGGCGACAGGCGCGGCATCGTGGGGGGCGTGATCCAAGCCCGTGGCACCGGCAACGCGCCTGTAAGCGGGGGCACCTACACCGGAGTCGCCAATGCCCTCTTCACCATCGAGATCACAGGTGCGGCCACCTTCAAGTGGAAAAAGGACGGCGGTGTGGCGATCGTCGGCGTGGCGATGGACCCGGCCGGCAACGCCCAGATCCTCCAGGATGGCGTGGCGGTCGCTTTCCCGCCGGTGGCCTATTCGGTCGGCGACGTGTTCAGCATCTCGTGCCAGGCGTCCGACGCCCCGGGCAACCCGCGCTACGAGGCGTGGCCCCACATCAAGGCCGACGAGACGCGCCCCTACTTATACCTAGCCAACCTGCTCGACCTCACCGACCTCGGGGCGCAATTGCCGCGGTTTGTGCGTGGGGACCTCCTCATGGAAATGGTGCTCGCCGACATCGCCTCATGGAAAAACCCGGACAACGGGTATTACGACCTCAAGTTGGCCGGTTGGCACATGTCCAAAGCGAATGATTTGCTGCTCGACATGATGCGCGCCGACCAGTCCCGCGAGTCCACCGACCTCACCTACCACGACTGGAACGAACTGCCGGTGTATGATGGGGACTTCATGGTCAACCACGACCTCGGATTAGCGTACGTAGACAGTTTTTAGAAGGAGGCTCAAGTGGCCAACCCGAATCGCAACACAGGCGGGGATTTCATGTTCTCGCCTGCATCAGGACTCGCCGACCTGCCCTCGCCGGGCGCATTCTCGAATCCCGGCCAGCCGAGCATCCACCCGGATATCTCGATGACCGACAAGTCGGGCGACTCGCCGACCGGGACCAAACCCGCCGAGGCGTACGAGGGGATGAGCGCGGACCACTCGCCCGGCAACTCGCCCGGCGTGAGCCTGTTCGAGGCCCCCGAGACACCGGTCGCCGACCTTGGTAACCAGTTAGCTGGTGGGCTGGGCGACGTGCCGAAGCCGAGCGGGAGCTATTAGGGTTTGCATGCCCGCTGCACTACTTGAGGCCGAGATCGAGCGTCTGTTCTGGTCCCACGTCATCGACCACCCTGACCCGGCCATTACTTGCTGGCTCTGGAATGGCCCGATGCGTGAGGACGATTACGGGCGCTTTTTCATCGATGGTTTGGAGATCCGAGCCCACCGGTTCGCCTACGAATCACTGGTGGGCAAGATCCCACCCGGCATGGTGCCGGACCACCTGTGCTCGCGCCGCCGATGCGTGCGCCACCTCGAAGTGGTCACGCCTGAAGAGAACACTCGGCGTGGCAGGCTGCGTACCCTCTACGCCTCGCGCGGCCGCGCCCTCCCTCCGGGGTTCCGCACGATCATCCCCGACGACGCCGGCCTGCCCGAGGGGGGCGCTTGGATCTGAAGGTATGCGATGGCCAACACGTACACGCACACCACCCGCGCGCAGTTCGAGGCCATCATGGCCCTGCGCCTCGCCGAGACCGCGAGCCAGCCATTCGTCAGGTTTGGCGCCGACGAGATCGACGTAGCCCTCATTGAAGCCCTGCGCACCTTCAGTGCCTTGACCGGCTTGTGGCAGGACACCCAGACCGCCACCGTGCCCGCTGGCACCGCGTTCGCCGACCTGCCGACCCTCTTCCCCGCCTTGCGCGGCTACACCGTGTTGGACCAGGAATTGGTCGGGTCCATCCAATACTCCCTCTTGGAGCCCAAGAGCCCCACCGTGTGGACCGGCAGTGCGCAGTTCTCCATGCCAGTGGTGGTGCAGGCCCTCCAGCGCCGGCGCGACCAGTTCCTACTCGAAACAGGTTGCCGGATCACGCGCCACCAGCCCATCCCCGCCGCACCCGGCGTGATCGACCCAGCGGCGGGAGGTCAGGTGCCGATCAACCAGCAAATAATCGATATCCGGCGCGCTGCGTGGACCACCCCGGACGGTAAAACTGTCCCGTTGTGGGCGGCCTCGAACTGGTCCTTGCGGGGCAAGTCGGCGGCGTGGAACTTGGAGCCCGGCCTGCCGCGCACCTACGCCTACAACCAATACGCCCCGTCGATCCTGCAATTGGGGCCACCGAACTCTGACATAGGCACACTTGACCTCCTTACTGTCGACACAGGCGCCGCGCTCGACCCGACAGTGGGCGTGCTGCTCGGGGTGCCGGACGATTTCACCCCGTTCATCCGGTGGGGGGCGCTGGCGGACCTCATGAACGCCGATGGCCCCGGCCGCGACTTCGCCCGCGCAGGGCACTGCGAGTCGATGTACCAGTTGGGCGTGCAAGCCGCCAAGACCGCTGCGGTGTTGATCGACGCCCGGTTCAACGACAAGGTGGTCCAGTTCTCCTCCTTAGTGTCGCTCGACGCTGGGCCGACCATGCAGTACTGGCAGAACAGGCCCGGCGTGCCGCAGTTCGTGGCGCCGGTGGGGATCAATCTGGTGGCTGTGGCATTCCCGCCCACCGCCGACGCGGCTTTGACAGTGACCATCTCCACCAACGCGCCTATCCCCGCAGCGCCTGGCGCGTTCATCCAAGTCCCACGCGAATATATGGACCTGTTCATAGGATTCGTCGAGCACCTCTTGATGTTCAAGATCGCCGGGCGGGAATGGGCAGCCACGCAGCCCGGGGCGCAGGCGTTCTTCGCGGCGGCGCAAGCCCGCAACCAGCGCTTGTCGGCGATCAGCGTGTTCGAGGACGATCAGCGCATCTTCACCCAAGCGCAAGAGAAGGCCAAGCCGCGGCGCGACGAGCCGCCGGCGAAGAAGGGCGTGGAGGCGCAACAATAATGCCCAACGACCCCCAATTCGAGCGCAAGCAATACCTGTTCGACCACATCGGCGTCGACCTCAATGCGCCCGTGGACCGGGTGCGCGACGGGTTTGCCGTGTTCATGGAGAACTGGCGCCCGGAGATCGACAACGCGCTCACCATCCGGCCGGGCCAAGGCAACGGGATCACCCTCGTGGCAGGCCAGTCCCCGGTTCACTCGCTCAAGCGCATGCAGGACACTTCCACCGGCTCTTTGGTGGAGGCCATCATCGCGGGCACTGGCACGCACGCGGCTATCGTGGATGTCGCCCTCACCACGCCTGTGGACCTAGGCTCCGGGTGGTCCGGCGACCCCCTCTCCATGGCTGTCCACCAGCCCACTGAGTCGGTCAAACCGTGGTGCTACCTGTGCGACCGGCTCAAGATGCAGAAGGTGGACGTGGCCGGGAACCTCAAGCAGGTGGGCCTCGCGCGCCCGGCATTATTCCCCACAGCATCCCTCGCCGCCCAGCCCGCCGCGAAGATCATCGACCCGATGCTAGTAGCCGCGAATTGGTTGGTGGGTGGCACCGCAGCAGCCTTGGCCGCAGTCCCCCGCGTCAACGTGGCCACGCGTACCATCACCGCCATCCTCTATGAAGATTTGCTCACCCACACCGGCTGGGCCAACGTGCGCCCATCATCTATGGCCGACATCGGCGCGGGTATGGAACTCGGCGTCACCGGCGCGAACCCGGAAACATTCCGTGTGCAGGGCGTCTATCAGGGTTCTGCTGCCACCACAATTGCGGGCATCAAGTACGACGGCGCCTACGCGTGGATTCACCTCACCACGCCCATCGACCAGATCGACGTGGACGGCATGGTCCTGCTCAATGCCGCTGGTGCCCATGGCGGACCTGAATACGTGCGCGTGCTAGCCGTGGAGCGCACTAAGGTCGGGTTCACCTCGTTCTTGTGCACGCCGGTCAGTGGCACGATAGCAGCCGGAGACCCGGCGCAGGTGGTGGCCAGTTTTCGCGCCTATTTCTCTGGCACACACGTGGCTACCGACCCACTTACGGCCACCTCCCTCCAATTCACTGTGGCGGCAGGTACCGGCTCTATCACGCGCAACGTGGGTGCGGCCACCCCTATTGATATGTCATCAATTGCGGCTGGTGTGGCCACCAAACCAGATGACATCGTGCACATCTCCCTGTTCGCCGACAAGCCCGAACTGATCACCGAGGTCAAGCTCTACTTCGACATTGATTCGGGTACCAATAACGTGTTCGCGGCGACTGATCACACTAAGAACTACCTACTCCACTCGATCCGCCAGAATGACCTCGTGCCGGTCACCAAGGGTACGCAGACCGCCCTTGACAATGCGGCCGTCCAAGCCCAGCGCACCATCATCGACGACCAGCGGGCGCAGGCGGCGGGTGAGCAGGCCGCACGCAACAGCGTCGACATGTCGGGCAACCTCACGAACATAGACCGCACGGCTGCGGGGGATCGCAGGCTCACACCACTAGGCCCCGGCCCCAGCCTCGTCGGGCCGAACCCCGGCAACAGCCAGGACCAAGGCAGTTCGGGGCAGAGTTCCTACGCGGAGGTTAGTTTCCGGATCAGTGAGCTCCTCACCCCGGGTGTGGGGCGCGTGGGATCGGACTTCTCCCGGGGTTTGGCGAATGTGGCTGCGCTCAAGGTTGAGGTCGTCGCCACAGGCGCCGTGACTGTCCAAGTCGACAGTCTCACCGTCTCGGGGGGATTTGGCCCGGATGTCAGCCCGGCGGGCATGCCGCGGATCTACCGTTACCGCTATCGTGACAGTTCCACAGGTGTGGTGAGTAACTGGAGCCCGGCGTCCCGCGGTGGGGTGCGCCCGCAGCGCCAGCAAGTCCTGGTCGTCGGGGCTGGAACCGGGGCGGCTGAAGTGGACAAGCTCGACTTCGCCACATTCGGCGGCGAATTGCTTGGGTGGTCCATCATGGGGTCTACCGTCAACCCCGGCGCCGGCAACGTGATTGGGTTCGGTGACATATTCGCCGAGATCGACCTCGCCGCCGTGCAGACGCTCACCGAGGGCAACATCCACTACCAATTGTGGCCAACAATTGGCGCCCCGATCAGTGGCACCGGCTCTGGCACCGGTACTTTGTTCTCGTTGGCGTCTGGCGCTATCCCACCGAGCATCGCCCCGGGCACTGCGGTTAAGGTCGCGGGCCTCGACTACACGATCTACCGTCCCATCAACGGCTTTGGTTTTGAGACCATTGAGTCGATGGGCAACACCGGCGCTGGCGTCACGTGGGAGATCCCGGCGCCACTCTTGGAGAACCAGCGCCTGCCTATCTTCGCCGGGCCATTCCACGGGTTCTACTTCGGCCTCGGCGACTCGGCCAACCCGTGGCGGCTCTACTACACGAACGGGAACGACCCGGACACGACGAGCGACGTGAACTGGATCGACATCGAGTCGGAGACCTTGCAGAACATGCTGGTCACCACGGACGGGCGCATGTTCGTCTGGAGCACCGAATATGCATTCGCCATCGACCCAGCATTCACCACAGCGGACTCGGGAGGCGCCCTGTTCGCGTGGCGGCGCATCGGGGCTGTGGGCATGCCTTATAGGTTCGCGATGTGCGACACGGGGCCTGCTGCGGCGTTCATGGGCAGGACCGGCATCCACTTGACCTCCGGCGGGCAGGTGCAGGTGCTCTCGGAGGACTTGCGCACGATCTTCCCACACGAGGGATCGGCGGGCGTGGCAGCGAATGGCCTGTTCCCGCCTGATTTGTCAAACGAGACCAACCTGCGCCTGTCCAACATCCGTGGTGAACTCATGTTCGACTACCTCGACACGAATGGGGCGCGCAGGACACTGGTGCGGCGGGCCAATGCCGCGGGGCAGGCCGGGTGGCGGCCATACCTCTATTCGGTGGGGGCGCAAATCCACTATGCCGAGGAGGGGCGCAAGGTGACAAGCGTGCTCCTAGGCGGGGTAGACGGCAAGGTCTACAGGCTGGCGCGCAACGCCGCCGACGCCGCCGGGGCCGCGATCGTGGCCACCTTGCAGGTGAGGTCCGAGGACGGCGGAGATGCGGTGGTCAGCAAGTACGTCGGCGACTACCTACTCGACTATGACACCGGTGGGGCCACCATCAACGTGACGCCGGGCAACGACAACTTCAGTCTGACCCCGGACGGCCCGTTCGCCCTGTCCGACGCGGCCGGTCGGCGGCAGAAGCGGCTCGACATCGGCAGCCCTGCTGGGAGTGGACGCCGGGCAAGGAACGTGGCTTTGCGGATCACGAGTTCGGTCACCACCCTGCGGCCAATTCTCTATCTGTGGCAACCCTCGTGGGAGCCCCGGCCCGAGACCACCCTCTTGCGTGCGCACGACTACCATCTGGTAGGCGGTGGTGGTGCCAAGTTTTGCAGAGGATTGTGGATTTATGCGGACACTTACGGCGTGGCGCGGGCAGCTACGTTGGACTTCACTACGGACGTTGGCACCACCACCACATTCGCTATTGCGTCCATCAACCACGCCGCACTCACCGAGGTATATTACCCAATCCCTGACGGGCTGTATATCACCGGGTCTAGGCTGCGACCCACCGACGCTGCGGCTTGGGACTTCGAGGGGTACAGGCTGGATGCCGAGCCCGCGCCGCCACTAAGCACCGAGATCGCCCAATGGACGGACTTCGGGGAAGCCCGGTTCGTGCAGGGCGTGAGGTATGAGATCGACACGGCGAACGTGCCCGTCAACATGCTCATCCGCGTGGACGAGGAGGTCGTACAGACCACAATCCAAGCCGGTGCGCACAGTGGCCCGGTGCTGGCGAATGGCCGGGCAATTAAGGCGTACTCGTTCGACGTACCTTTCATCACACACCTCATCCGGAGCGAGCCCAGCGCGGCCTGCCGGGTGTGGAAGACGGAGTATGTCAGTGAGCCCGAGCCTGAGTTGGCCTATATGTGGTGGAGCCAGCAAACGGACGGCGGCATAGATGGCTACAAATATCTCGGTGACGGCCAGATCACCGTGCGCTCGACTGACAATTTGGTGCTTGAGTTCGACCTCGACGGCGCCGGCACCTTCGCGCACGCGGCCGTGTTCTACGACGCGGTGACCAACACGGCCGGGCAGCGCAAGGCGTTGCGGTTCCGGTGCTCGGTCATGAAGTTCAAGGTGATCCAGCCTCGGCTGCGGTGTGCCACTACGGCCGGGCGGGTGGCCTTGTTCAAGAAGGAATTCATGATTGAGATGAAAGGGTGGGGTGCCTATCATGTGGCACTCGACGGCAAGGCGATCGGCACGCCGTGGCAGAACGCTAATTTACTCGGCGACTTGCATTTTGAGAGTGGGGCCAAAATCTAGTGGACCGCATCCAGATCACCCACGAAGACATCTCCGATCCGGAGCGCCTGCGCCAACGGCTAGATGGAGCCTACGCGCAGAACGCCCACCTGCTCACCCGCATCGCCGCACTTGAGGGGCGCACTGCGGCGGTCGAGGCCCAGCAAGGCACCGGCCTCGTCACCCCTACTGACCGGACCCTACTCAGCCAACTCGCTGTAGGTGGCACAGCCAGTGCGGCTCCGCCCCAGCCAGGTCTCGCCAGTCAAGTGGCCACCTTCGCCGACCTGCCGCCGGTCGCCACTGCCGTTGACGGGCAGATCGTCAGGGTACGTGCGACCAACATCAAGTATGTGTTTGATGGGCCTACGCGCACATGGGTGGCATGGTGAGATCACGAGGATGATAGAATGTCAAGCGTGACCGACCAAACCGCAGAGATCACCTACCGCCAAGCTGTGCCCGAGGACGTGCCGGCCATCGCCGACATGCTCATCGCTCGGGGGCTTGAATGGCCAGGCCCAGCCGCCACCCCCTACGTGGTGGAGCTTGCCGGAGAACCTGTGGTGGCCTTGTTCAAGACGATGTGCTTTCACGTCGAGCCACTCGTATCGAAGGTGGGTCTTGACATCACATTCAGTGTGACCGAATTGGGGTGCCTGATTCGTGCGTCCTTCGAGCAACTGGTCGACGAGGTGGGCTACCCGATCACCGTGTATTCGATGGTGCAGGACACTCCTGCGGCCCACGCCGCGGCGATCAAGAACGGGCTCAAGCGGAGCACCGGAGTGTTGTACGAGATCACCTTGCACCCAGCCATTCCGGTGGGTGGTGAGGAGCATGTTCCTTGGGGTAGAGGGGATGGGGGCGGGCGTGACGACCACAAGGGAACTGACGCAGACGCATAGCGGCGTCGACCTGCACGCGGCCATCGACGAGCTGGAGCAAGTCATGCTCGGCAGCGGCGAGTTGCTCGACATGCCGCTCGTGCACCGGTTCACGCCCGGGATGTACATCCGCGAGATTTACAATCCTGCCGGCGCCCTCATCACTACGAAGGTCCACAAGTTAGAGCACCCGTTCGTGCTCATGCGCGGGAGCATCTCCACCTTCGTGCCAGAGGACGGCGGCAAGGTCGAGCACCTGCGCGCCCCACATGTGGGGATCACTAAGGCTGGCACGCGGCGGGTGATCCTGGTGCACGAGGACGCTGTGTTTATCACCTTCCACCCCAACCCGACCAACACGCGCGACCTCGCCGAACTTGAAGACATGTTGATTGAACGCCGCACGATGCCCGGCAGCGACCTCACCGCCAACCAGCTCTACAAAGAGTTGCTGGGCGGCCGGGTCGAATTGGCGGTGGCTTCGTGAGCTGGGTCGCCGTAGCCGTCGCTGGCGGGGCAGTGCTCAATTACATGGGCAGCCGCTCGGCGTCCAAAAAGCAGCAGCCCCTCATCCGCTCACAGACCGACTTGGCCAACCAGCAACTGGCCAACATGAAGACGCTGAGCCCGTACATCGGCCAGTACTACCAGCGCGCAGGTGAGGCCTTCGACCCGGCGTTCGAGCACTACCGGGCGCTCGCGAGTGGGGACCGCTCCCAGATCATGGGCGCGGTGGCCCCGCAACTAGCTGACATCAACTCGCGGTATGGCTCACTCATCACAGCGTCGCGCAACCTCGCCCCGCGCTCTGGGGCCGGGGCTGCATATAACACGGACTTGGGGTTCCGCGCCGCCGACGAGGGTCAGCGGGTCATCGACACAGAACGCGCGAGTGCTTACCCGGCCTTGTCGGCGATGGCTGGGCAAGCCGCGAACATCGGCTCTGGGGCCGCCGGTGGGTCCACCAACGCTGGACTAGGCGCTGGCACCCTCGACCAATCAGCCTTCAACATGGGCCGCACTGCCGCCGGCGATCAATCCGCGGCGCAACAGCAGATGGCCCAAGCCCTCTTCAACGCGTGGCAAGAGTACAAGAATAACAACGGTGGTGGTGGCAACGGCAAGCCCGCAAGTGGTGGTGCTGGCGGCACCGGTGGCGGAGGTTAACAGATGGCCGACGATCCCTCCACTACGCCCTCACTCGCCCCGCTTGGCCCATTGTCGGCCGAGACCACCCCGCCCCCGCTCACCGCAGGGTATGGCAACCCGCTGGCTGCGATCGCCGCCGAATTCTTCAAGCTCCATTCAGCTGACAACCGCCGCCAGGCCAACCGCGAGCTCGACCGGCGGGAAGAACTCGCCCAGCGATTCGATCAGTTCTCCAACGACCCGCGCTACGCCAACCACCCGGACCTTCAGCGTGACGCGCACATGCACGCCGCCGCCATCCGGCAGATCCCCTACAACAAGCAGCTCCCCACCCAATACAAGCCGAATTCGGACGGCCAGATCCCGGCATACGGCAACCTGTTCCACCGGGTCGCGACGGCTGAGATCCGCAAAAACGGCGAACCCTCCAAGCCGCCCGAGCCTGCTCAACCGCCGGAGCCCACCAACCCGTTCGCCGCCGGGCCGCCGCCACCGCAGGGCGGGCCATTCGGGCCGACAGACATGGCGCCCACCACAATTGCTGCTGGGCCGCCAGCCCCACAAGCAGGCGCGGTGCCAGGGGGCGTGCAGCCCATGCCAGGCAAGGTGAGCCCGGCGCCGGCAGTCGGTGCGCCCGGCGGGCAGTCCGCGATGACCACCCCGCCACCGGCCCCACCGCAGACCGAAGAGATCATGCCCATGACCCCGCCCGAGATGGCGGCGTTCAACAATTCCATCCCCGCGTCGAGCGCGCCCGAGTTGGCCGAACAGATGGGCATTGACTTGGAGGCCAACCCGCACGCGCTCATCGACCTGCGGGCGCTCAAGGGCGCGGGCATGCTCAGTAAATCCAAGGACCGCGAAGTCAAGATGCGTCTCGCGGGGCTGGACCCGGAAACCGGTGAGCGCCTGCCGCCCGAACAGCAGACCCCGATGGCGCACTACCGCACCTCGATGTCGGACCTCGCCGAAGCGCGTGTGGGCCTCGTGCACGCACAGACCATCAGCAACCCAATTGAGCGCCAAGCCAAACTAGCCCATTGGAAGGCGCAGGAAGCTATCGCATTGCAGGGCGTGCAGCAGGGCGCTGAGCGGCTGGGCATCTCCAAACAGCGGTTGGCGCTAGACCAGTCACTATATGGCGGTATGGCCACACCCGGCGCACCGATAAATACTGGTGGAGCCGGTGGGCCATCTGATTACATGAGTGACAATCATGTCAGCCAGACCAATTCGGGCAGGTATTATGTCGACCTAACGGGCTATACCGGCAAGATCAAGAACGCGATGATGCAGCGCTATATCGCACAGGGCCTGCCTGTGGTGGATGGCCCACGGGCCAAAGCGATCAGTGACATCGACGGCGCGCGGCTCAACCAGGATTCGGTGTTGGCCAACGTGCTCGACAAGCTGCCCAAGGATGCCACCGGACGAATCACAGGTGGGCTCGGCAACAAGATTTCTCAGTTCCTCCAGACCGACGAGGAGCTGGCTGCATTCAACTCATGGCGCACCACCGCGATCCGGACTCTGCGCGCCACAGCCGGCAGCGAGGGCCTGCGGCTCAACGAGAAGGAGATCCTGCTCGCGGTGGCCAACGACATCCCAAAGATCACCGACACGATCGGCACCGCGCAGCAGAAGCAGGCCAACATCCGCGCACAATTGGACAATGTGGAGAGTTCCATCCTCGTCAAGCGCCGCGGCGGGATGCGTGGGAGTCAAGGGAAGAACGATTACAGCAACGCCGGGATCAGCACGCCGCCGCCCGACCCTAATGCGCAGCCCATAACTCAGCCTCGTGCGGGTGGCAACGCTCTGCCCCCGGCCAGCCAGCGCGTGGTCGGCAAGACAGTCGCTAACATCGGTGGCCAGAACATGGTGTGGTCGCAGACCAGCAAGGGGGTAGGTTGGGCACCGGCGCCACAGCAGTAGCCCCGCAGGCGGCCGAGCCGGATCTGGTCGACGACAACGGCAAGCCCGTCGCCGGTGGGGAACCCGCGCTCGTCGACGACAACGGCCACCCGCTCGGCGCCTCGCCGCTCGACGACCCCAATTCGGTGGCCTCACGCGCGGCGATCAGTGTGCGCAACAACCGGCTCACCGCCATGCTCCCGCCGCCACCCCCGCCGCAACTGCCGGGCGTGGACGCGTTCTTCACCGGCATCGGCCGCGGCGCTGTGTCCACCGGCACGCAGATCGGCAAGTTCGTGCGCGGGGCCACCACCGGGGACTTCGGGCCGTACAGCGACCCGGCGGTGGAGGAGCAGTTGCACGGCTCTAACCCCACCTCAATTGACCCGCAAGGCGGTGCCGACACGGCAGGGTTCTATGGCGAGAAGTTGGCTGAGCTCCTCGCGCCCGCCGGACTCGCCTCGCGTGGCGCAAAGGCGGCCGGTGCCGGGATTGATCTGGTCGACACGACCGGCATGCTCGCACGTGGAGCTGGCGGTGTCCGCGCACCCGGCACAGTGCTGGCCGAGATCCCGGCAGTGACAAGCCGCCTCGGCCGGGCAGCACTCGCCGGTGGGGCCGAGGGCGTGTCCAACGCCGCCGTCACGGGCCTGCAAACAGGTGACCCACATGCCGCCGCGTGGGCCGGCGCACTCGGGGCGCTCACTGCGGCCCCACTCAAATATTGGTCGAAGGCCGAGCGGGTGCAGGCCCTCATCAAGGGGGTCGTCGACCCAGCGTTGGCCAAATCCGGCACCGAAGCTGGTGCGGCCATTCAAGAGGGTCTAGCGCAGGCGCACGACGCTGCCGGGCAAGCCCTCGGCCGCGAGTATGCTCAAGTGACCGCCCAAGCCGCGGCGCACGGCAACCCGACTATCACCCTCGACGCACCGGGTGTGGCCGAAGCCCAGCGCCTCCTCACCCAACTTGAAGGGGGTGTCAAGAACGTGCCGGGGCTGGGTGCTATTGACGACGTGAACAAAGCACGTGGGATTTTGCAGGACATGATCAACGAGGCGCAGTCGGGCAAGGGCGTGTCGGTAGCTGAAGCCATCCAGCGCCGGACCTTCCTGCGCGACATCGCGAGTTCACCCATCTTCCAGACCTCGACCGGCAAGGGTGCGCTCCAGCGCTTGACTGGCGCATGGCACGACTCGATGACAAGCGCGTTGGAGCAGGCTTCCCCTGGGCTCGGCCAGCAGTTCTCGCGGGCCAGCGCGCAGTACGCCCAGTTCATCAACACGTTTGAGTCCGGCACCATCAAGGCTCTGGTGCGTGCCAAGGCCCCGGATGCGGTGCTCGACGCGCTCATGGGCAAGAATGCACAGACCACCGCCACCAACCTCAAGCAGCTCATCCCAGCGGCGGACATGGAGGCCGTACGGTCGTCGCTGTGGAAGCGCCTCCTCGAACAGTCCTCGCCCGGCGACAGCACGTTCCTGGCGCCGAAGTTCGATCGCATGTTGGACAAGTTAGGCCCGGCCGCGCAGGAGGCCGTATTCGGGTCGACTGAGAACGTGGTCAAGATGCGCAAGTTCGCCGCGATGATGGACACGAGCTGGATGCACGCCGCAGCCAAACAGTCGATCGGCGGACTGGCCATCAAAGCGGGCGCGGGTGCTGCGGTGGGCGTGGGGGCCGACCGCGTGCTCGAACACGACGGCGCCGGCGGTTGGAAGATGTGGGGGCCTGCGGGCGCCGCCATGGCTCTGGCACCTGCGCTGGTGGCCAAGGTGCTCGCGCGGCCCGGCACGGTGGACGTGCTGGCCAAAGCCATGACCACCAGTCCGGCAAGCGCCGCCGGCCGGGCACTCGCGAGCAAGGTATCCAGCCTCGTGATGGGCGTCGAGATGCAGCAGGGTGGCAACCAGAGCCAATCTGGCGGTGGTGGTGGTGGGGTCGACACGAAGGGCATGCTCGGCACCTTGGAGGCGAGCGACGCGGCCAGGCGCGCGCGGGCAGGCCGGTCGAGTGCGCTGGTGAGTGGGCCGCCGCCAGTCCCGGGTCAAGGCGCATACCAGTCGTCAAATAGGGAGTTCCCCTCGACCTATGGGCAATACGACGAGAACGACAACATGCTCATGCGCCGCGAGGATGCAAAGGGTAACGAACTGGAATTCCCCGTGCCGATCCCTCCAAACAGGCTGCTGCCGGAGAGGTTCAAGAACACGCGCAACAGTCTGCGGTGGGGCTCGCCGCTGTCCGGCTCCTTCCCCGAGCGCCCGACCGCTCTCGGCAAGTACGGTGCCGACTTCGAGCATCCTGATTCCCAGCTCGGCCCGGGCACCTTCGCCAACACCGTGCAGATCGCCAAGAGCGGCACGGAAGAGCCGGCGACGTACGCACACGAGGCCTATCATGGCGTTTACGAGCGCGACCTGACGCCCGAGGAGAAGCAGCGGTTCCGATCCGCCGTGCATGCCGCATGGAGAGCCTCAGACACTCATGGGATTCCACAGGCGGTGATGCAGAATTCAAGCGGTGGAGAACTTGGCGTGCATGAATCTTTCGCGGAGCTTGGCAAGGACTACATGCTCAACCCATCAGAGTTCAAGGCCAAGTACCCACAGTGGTATGGGATGATGAGGCAGTTCCACGGCGGCAAGGAGTACATCCGCGGCAAAGGTGCGCAAAAGTGATTTCTATGGCACTATGTCACCGGGAGGGTACGCTGAATGGCTGAACCGCATCAGCACCGCAGGGAAGGTGATCCGGAGGGGCAGTATGTTTCAAGCGAGCGAGCCAAGCCGAGCGCATGGTCTGATCCGCGAACATGGATGACGCTATTCGGGCTCATGCTGACCGTCTGCGGCCTTCTGCTTACGGCTACTATCTGGATCGCCAGTAGGATGCTTGAGGAGATCAAGTCGGTGAACAACAACATCGCCAACCTGACCCTCACGACATCCAACTCGTTCACTTCGCAGGGGAGCGATATCCGGCACCTGACCGAGGAGCAAAGTCAGACCAGAGCAAGCCTGCGCGATCAGAACGCATATAATTTCAACATGCATGGTGCTGTCGTCGAGATGGCCACCACATTGAAGATGCGGGGGATTCCGGCCCCCGCTATTCCAGACCCACCAAAGTTAGGAGGCCAATGACATGCCAGGACCGCTCGATCCATCCGTGAAGAAGATCCTCAACAACGGCGGCTTTATCGCCGCCCTCGCGCCACTCATCGAAGGACCGGAAGCCTCTGCGCTCGCCGTAGCAGCGAAAGCCTATGCCGAGATCGTGAGTTGGATGGGCATCGTACCAGATCTCGACGGCTTCAAGGGCTGCGAGCAGGGCAAGCTACTCGCTCAATGGTTGCGCAATCCTCCACAAGGTGACGAGGTAGTCGGCCGCGCCGACCTGATGAACAAATGGACCGCCGACATCTGGTCCGCCATCGACGACCTCGCCGCCGGGAAGATGCCCGCGTAGATGATCCTCCTCCTTCAATCGATCACCTTCCTCGCGATCGTGGCCGCGTCGCCCGTCGCTCCGTGGTGGGCCGCGCCCGTCGAGCACATCACCCTGGCCGTCCTTGGTTTCCTCGGCATCGCGATCGGCCCGGCTACGGCCGCGTGGCAGGGTTGGAAGACGCGCCAACGGGTCGATGAGAAGCGCATTGAAAGCCATGTAGAGCACGGCCAGACCTCCGAGCGCTTGGAATCGATTGCCGATGATGTGAAGGTGGTTCACGAGGAAGTGAGGACTGCCAACGCCATGAAGCTCGGCGGGATGGCGGACGATGCCGAAACGCGCCGGGTAGCGAAGATCGCTCCAGGAGATCGTACGGCCGAGGAGTCGGAGCACATCCTGACTGTGCCGGAGAAGCACTGACGCGGCACCGAAGGTGGTAAACTTCGCGGCATGTTCAAAGCGTTGTGGTGCCGAATCTTCGGTCATGCGGTGAGTGGTCCGCTCGACGGCATCAGCGTCCGGCGCCCTGAAGACGGGCAATGGATTCCGATGTATGGCTGCACGCGGTGTTGCCGCTCCATCTGGTTTTCGAGACAGTCCGGATGGCAACTGAACGGCTGGCTTCCTCGCGGGTGGGCAGCATGAGCGCGCATCCATCGATCGACGAACTTGGAGAGCTGATGGAGCAAGGGTACGAGATTGAGATCCGTCCGGATGGTAGCGTGAAGGCCGACAAACGGCCAGTCGAGGCGGAGGAGATTCTGACCTTCCGAACGTCCATGCCGGATAGCTACTGACGTGGCACCGAAGCCACATTCATTCAAAAAAGGAGACCACCTTCCATGACTCTCAGCCTCGTAGCCCAGATAATCTCGATCGTCCTGTTCATCGTCGCCGGTTCGGCCGTGCCACAGCCCCACCCGTGGCATTCCAGGCTCGTGTGCTACGGTCTGGCGTTCTTCGTGCTTAGCTTCATCCTCATGAAGATCCCGACCTGAACAGGCGTGCTATGCTGGGCGCCGCAGGGCTGGCCGTTGGGGAAGGGTGGGCGTGCGTGCGCTGCTGAGAACTCGCGAGGGGTGGCGGGTGGAGCGTGGGTGGGTGTGGATGGTTCTCAGGGCGTGCTTGTAGGCAGACGGCCGGCCCAGCTTAGCCACTCACATAATCGGAGTATTCCACCAATTGCCGACCACCTTCACACCTGATGCCATGGGACGAGATATCTGCCCTGTTGCGCCGCAGTGGACTCTTTGCGTGGCGCGGAAACACATCAACCGATCCGTCACCACCCTTGGGAGGCTGCACGGCCAAAATGCGACCACAATAGGGGCACTTTGCTCTCTCCATCATCGCCCGCCGATCTCCCCGTCCGCCATCGCCCGGTGCAGCCCATTCCGCCGCCGGCCGCGCACGTATCTGCGGACCTCCTCGATGTCGAACGCCAGCAGCCGGTCCAGTCCGATGAGCGCCGCCTCCTCGCTCGGCATGTCGCGGGCCTGGGCTGAGTTCCGGCCGTCGACAACCTCAAGGCGGGCCAGCCGAGCACCATTGCACTCAGGGCAGAAATCGCTCACGTATGGGATGCGGTGGCGCTGGCACCAGTGGGGCCAGCAGACGTGCGCGAGGGCGAACTGGACGCGCGCGAGTAGCTTGGGTTGCCGGGCCATCAGCGTGGCAGGAACTCCACGCACACGAACGAGGACTGCGGCGGCAAGGATTCCGCAGTAACCATGGTTACTGGCCCATCCGACCACGGTTCCCTGTCCTCCTCTGGCGTCGGCTCGACGGCTCGTATCTCGACCCATACCTCCCGCCCGTCCGCCAGGCGCATGAACACCGAATGTGGCTCCTCCAGCGTGAGGAGGTGCCGCGGCCCGCATACGCCTCCCTTGAGCTGCTCGGCCACGATCACGCTGCGGCCGGATGCTGCGAGCTCCACGTGCACCCCGCACACCTGTTCCGGCGGGGCGTGGTCTGGCTGGAGTACAGGGTGGTCGATCAACTTGTCGAACATGCCGGGCGTATAGGATTTGCCGCGGGAGCGGGTCGGCTTGGGCGGGGTGTGGTGGAAGGAGGGGTTGCGGGGTTGTGAGGTTGCCGGGATCACGCTCATGCGATAGCTCCTCCATCCACAAGGTTGCGTAGTATCTTGGCCGCACCACCCCGCTGAAAAGCTCGGGTAGTGCAGTCGTGTTTGGTCGGGCCGGTCATGCACGCCGGGCACAGGTCTGACGACTTGCACCCCAAGCACTCGTCGAGGTCCTCGGGCTCGCAGGACGTGTTGCAGCGGGCGCAGCGCGACTCGCTTGGCATCACTGCACGTCCCCGCCAGTGCCACGCGTCTTCTGGCCAGCGCCCCGGCCCTTGGCGCCGATCCACTCCACGCGGACGCTGCCTGCGCGGGGCTTGTCGGGCGTGCGGGCGGCGACTACCACCGAAGCGGAGATGCCGTTGCTAACCAACACCTCCGGATCACACTCTTTGGCGGCCAGAGCGATAGCTCGCAACTGCTGCGGTGTGGCATCACCCAGTGAATCGATTATTCCGGCGCCGGTCACCTTCCCCTTCGTCACCCCGCCCGCCGCGCTCATCACGCGCAGATCGAAGAACGCCACCGACTTCTGGCCGTTGATGAGCTGCATGGCGGCGCACTCACGCTTCAAGCCCTCGTACTCGCCGAGCGGCAGATCGCCGGGTGACTTGGGCTCCTTGTCGTTAAAGAGTTGGTCCTTGAGCGCTTTGAGGTCGCGCAGGCGCGTCATCTTTTCGATATAGGCGTCGTTGGCAGCGAGGGCAGGGACGGACTCGAAGGGGACGGCGGCGGAGTCGGTAGCAGCAGGATCAGCAGCAAGATTAGACATTGTGCTCCTTCTCGTAGGTTGCGCGCAGGCGCTTATGGGCCGCGGGCGGTATCAGGGTTGCGAATTCCTCCGAGCGCTTGGGTGTGTACCAGCGTACATCCCCGCCGGAGTAGCGGATTGGGGGCTTGCCGGGCTGCGGGATCACGAGGTGGCCCATGTCCCAGTAGCAATTGGCCGGGGCGTTGGCCCAACTCTCTGTTTCGTGGTGACCTCTGGTACGAACTTGCCACACTTGATTGACCCTCCTCAAACAAAACGTGAGCTTGGCTGGTTAGGGTCCGACCCCCTCTTCAAGCTGACTTTCACAGCCTCGACGATCCTAAGGGCGCGCTCATCAAGGATACCGGCCAAGTTCACAAGTGGAATGTAGGTCAATCTTGCCCCAGAGTCAACAACTATTTTGCGGCGGATGTCAATGGGCCTCCGCCCAATTGTCCCCGATCCCTACGCTCACCTTGACCGGCACACTGAGCCCGACCGCCTGCTCCATGACCTCGCGCATCTGATCCCCCACGAACTCGGCGAACTCCGCTGGGCACTCCACCGCCACCGCGTCGTGCACGGTCATGATGGGCTGGGCGTCCACCCCGCAAGCCCACAAGGTGGGGAAGAGGTCCTCCCACATGCGGGCCATGCCGACGCACAGGATGTCGCGCGCGGTGCCCTGGATGGGGAAGTTGGTGCACTCGCGCTCGGCGGCCGACCTCACCCGCTTGATCTGTGAGCGCAGGCCTGGCATCCAGCGCATGCGGCCGAACATAGTGCGCACCACGCCCTCGGCCTGGGCGTCCCGGCGCACGCGGTCCTTCCACGCGAGCACGTCGGGCGCGAACTCGCTGAAATACCAGTTGATGAGCTGCTGGCACTCCTCCACAGACATGTCGATAGGGGGCTGCATGAGCGAGAGTTGCCGCTGGATCGTCATTGCGGACGTGTCATAGAAGGAGGCGAAGTTCAGAGTCTTGAACTGCGTGCGCACTGGCTTGGGCACGTCGGCCATGGGCATCTTGAGGAACTCACTGGCAGCATAGCGGTGTGGGTCGAGCCCCTCGTGGAAGATCCGCATGAGGTTGTGGTCCTGCGTGAGGTGGGCGCCCACCACCATCTCGATCGCCGAGTAGTCCGCCTCGATGATCTTGTAGCCCGGTCGCGCGACGAACCCGCGGCGCATCCGCAGGCCCATGTTGCGCACCGCGTCGTCAGGGTAGGGTGAATTGTCTGGGTTAGGGATGTTTTGGAGGTTGGGCTCCTCGCTGCTCAGGCGCGACACTGACTTAGTGTAATTGATGGTCGTGTGGACCCGATTGTGCGCGTCGGCTTTCCCGAGCAGGCCAAGCACGTATGTGGAGTCCATCTTCTGGAACTCCCTGTATGTCTGGATGCAGTCAATCACCTGCACACCGGTGTGCACCAATTCACTGTCCTGTCCGCCCATCTGCCGAGCCTTGAGCTGGGCCTTCAAGATGCCCAGCGTCTCGTCGTCGGTGCTCTCTTGGCCACCCGCAGTCATCTTGATTGCCGGGAGTTGGAGGTCGCGGAACAGGACTCCAATTATGCGCTTGGAGTTCGGGTTGTGCTCGCCGACCAGATCGGCCAGCTTGGCCCGCTCTTCGCTGAGCCAACGCTGGAGGTCACTGTGGAACGCCTCAAAGTGGCTGCGGTCGATCATCATACCGTTGCGCTCCATCCGCGAGAGCATGGGCAGGATGGCGATGTCGATCTCGCGGGCGGCTTGCAGGCCATGCTCGCGGATGCGCCTGTCAGTCTCGCGGGACACGCGCAGGGTGGCGTCGGCGTCGCGGCAGGCGTACCTCGTGACGCGGGCTTGGTCCTTCACGTTCCGGAGGGCCACGCGGGGCATGTGGCCGGCCACGCGCTCCACCAAGGCCCGGCGCTCTGGCGGCAGGTCGCGCCACGCCTTGCGCAGCTTGAAGAGGGGGGCAGTGTCCTGCTCGTCTTCGGCATCCGGCGCGTTGATGGGCAGTTGCGCCCCAAGTTCCTCAGTATCAGTGCCGAGCAGGTCGACGCCGAGGATGCGGCGCTTGAGCCACTTGGCCATCGACTGTGGCTGCTTCCACCGGAACTCACCGGTCGTGGCGTCGAAGTTCAGCTCCTTGGCCGGCGCCGGGATGAGGAGGCCGTCCACGCATTCGGGCATCTCGCACGCGTCCGAAGTCTTCACGCACTTGCAATACTTAGTGCGCCCAGTCGGCAACTCACCAACCCCAAAACACGTTCCGCAATCAGCCTTTGCCATGTCAATCGGCAGTGTGGTGGTCTCGGTCACGCCCTCATAGTCGGTGATGTCCACCACTCTGCAATCACATGCCTTGACACTTGCCACCCTACCCGACCCGCCGCACACCTTGCACGCCGTATCGACCACCTTGTAAGGCTTGTTGGTCTTGCCCACTCCCACACACAATTCGCAGGCGGCCATCCCGAACGCGTGCTCGAAGTAGTCGCGCGCGGTCTCGTACGCACTTTCTCCAGCCACGTCCTCGAACGAATCGGCCTCCATCGCGCACAGGCGCCACTCGGCCGCCTTGAGCCCCTTCGGCTCGATCCCGCCCAAGAGGTGGAGCTCGTTCATCGTGTCGCGGAACGCAGGCGACCCGTCAGAGTTCACGGCCGGCCGGTGGGCCACGCGTACGCCCAGCGCCTCGATCACTGGCAGGTCGTGCGTCATGTAGTGCAGGATGACGGTGCATATCCCGTGCGGCGCATTGATGTGCCTGTCCAAGGCGGCGAGGGTCTCGACCTGGCCAGCCTCGACCATCCACCCCTCGCCGGGCGTGACGGCCAGGGTCAGGCACTCCGGGTCCTCGATCGTGCCCTCGGTGTCGATCGCCACTTCGGTGCGGCCGGCGAGTAAGTTCCTTAGTACAGCCGGGCCGCTACGCTCACAAGTGCAACCCTGCGGGATATAAATATGGTCTGTGTGGTCGTAGTCCGCCTCACCGCCACATTCAACACAGGAGCCTTTCATCTCATTGCAGGCAAATTCGCAAGGACCATCATCGAACAGGCGCCGGTATTGCGGGTCGGGGAACTCGTCGGCGCGCGTGAGGGGGAGCTGGCCGCGCACCAGTTTGCCAACCTGTTGGAAGTCCCACTGGATACGTGCCATCTCCTCTTGCAGCCCTGAGTGGAGGCCCGCCGCTGGGTGCAGGACCGCAATTACCGGCACCTCGCGGCCGAGTACCTCAATCCAAGTGAGCTGCGGCAATCCATGCTCAGTGCGCATATTGCTGAACTTGGGCAGGAAGTAGCGCGCCGCATGTGCTCCCACCGCCACGATCACGCGGGGTTCGCACATCAGGAGTTCGCCCAGCAGCTCGGGCTCGTCGCGCGCTATGTCCTCGGGCGTGGGCGGGAGCTGGTTGCCGCGGAAATCCACCGGCGGCCACCATTTCGCGAGATTGGTTATGTAGCAGCTCGCGAGGTCCAGTCCGGCGGTGCGGGCATAGCGCTCCAGTTCTTGGCCGGCTTGGCCCACAAAGGGCATGCGCGTACTGTTCTCCGCCCTACCCGGGGCTTCCCCTATGATCATGACCGGCGCCGGCAGCGGGCCGCGTCCGGGGACGTGGTTGCGGGGGATATCGTTGGCACCGGGTTGTGGGGGCATTAGCGGCTAAACAATTCCCACGTGCGCGGGAACTTCTTGGCAATCAATGACCCAACTGCGTTGGCGTATTGTCGTATCTCCCACTGCGCCGCTGGGGCCATCCTCAGTGTCGAAGATGGCCTCGGGGACGTTCTGGAGTGGCTGGATGTTGGGCATCATGCACCTCCATGGGTGACACCGATGGTCTCACCCTCGCGGCCTTCGATTTGCAAGTCGCGCAGCCGGTGTTTGGACACCATAATATTGGTGCCCGGCGCTAGGTCCATTGAGCTGTATGGCCCAATACTGCGGATCTCTGTAACTGTAGCTGAGGTGGGCACGCTGAATTCCAACAGTTCTGAGCTGATATTGGTGAGCTTCATGTTCATCTCCTCCGGCGGCGCATGGTCTCCAGCGCCCCGCGTACTGTTGCCTGTTGGCGGGTGGTGAGTTCCGACCCACCACCTGTTTGCTCCTCGATCTCGGTCACCACCGCCTCGGTCGTGAGCAGGAGCGCCGCGATTGAGGCCGCGTTGAGCACGCATTGCTTGACCACCCTCGCCGGGTCGATCACGCCACGCTCGTACATGTCGACGATCTCTTCGGCGGCGGCGTCGTAGCCGTGGTCAGGGGGTGAATAACGCAGGTCGGCTATGACCACCTCCGGCGTACCGCCACCGTTGAGGATGATTTGGCGGAATGGAGTTTCGAGCGCCTTGCGTATTATTGCTACGCCCACGGCAGCAGGAAGTCCCGCAGCGGCTACATGCACAATCTCAATTTCCGTTGATGTGCTCGCCCGCAGTAGCGCCATCCCACCGCCGGGCACCACACCCTCGGCCATGGCCCCACGAGCCGCGAGCATAGCATCCTCGACCCGGAACAACTTCTCCCGCACCACCGACTCGGTGGCCGCGCCCACTTTGATGATGGCCACGCCCGACGCGAGCTTGGCCAACCTCTCGCGGAACTTGGCCTTGTCCGTCTCGGCGCCGGCCGCGTCCAGCCCGGCCCTAATCAGCTCCACACGTGCAGCCACTGCGGCCTTGCGCTCCTCACTCAGCTCCGTGATGAAGGTGGTGGTGCCCTGCGACACAATCACGCGGTGCACCTGCCCCAATTGCTCGGCACTCACCTTGCGGATCGGCGTGCCCATGTCGGCACTGATGAACGTCCCACCTGTGAGTACCGCAATGTCGTCAAGCAAGGCCCGCCTCCGGTCGCCATGAGCTGGGCACATCACAGCACAACTGAGGAAAATACCCTTCACTTTATTTTGCAGCATAGTGGCCAGAGCTTCGGGGCCGAAGTCCTCAGCAATGATGAGAAGTGGCTTGCCCTGCTGCTTTGCCAACTCCATCACAGGGGTCACATCCTTGTTCCAATCGACCCGCATGTCTGTGATGAGCACAGCAGCGTCATTGAGTACGCACTGCTCACGCTCAGCGGGCTCAGTCACGAAGTGGGGGCTCAGCCAGCCGCGGTCGAACTCCATGCCCTCGACCACCTCTAGGCTCATGCCGAGCGCCTGCGTGGCCTCGATGGCAATCACCCCGTCGTTGCCGACCGCCTCCACCGCTTGGGCGATGAGGCCGCCGATCTCCGTGTCGCCGTTGGCCGAGATGGTGGCGATGCGCTCTACGTCGCCAAAGCCGACCTTGCGCGTGATCGACTCCACGTATTGGAGGGCAGCACGCGCGGCGAGCTCGATCCCCTTCTTGATCTCCATCGGGTTGGCGCCAGCGGCGATGTTCTTGATGCCCTCACGCACGATGGCCTGCACCAACACTACCGTGGCAGTCGTTCCGTCCCCGGCCGCGTCGGCGGTTCGACCGGCAGCTTCAGTGCACATGCGGGCGCCTGCGTTTTCGAGGTCGTCGGCGAAGGCCACGTTCTGGGCCACCGTCACGCCGTCCTTGGTGGAGATGGGTGTGGCGTATTTCGGCGCGAGCAGGACATTGCGGCCGCGGGGGCCGAGCGTCACTTTGACCGCATCGGCCAGCTTGTTGACGCCCGCGAGGAGGGCTTGCCGGGCGTCCTCGGCGTAGGCGATTTGCTTGGGTGATATGAACGGCATTAGCAGTTTTCTCCTCTGTATGTGCAGTGTGGGCCATCCCACGATTGTGTTGTCATGTACATGAGCACGTCGTCCCCATCCGCAGCCCCGTCAACCACAAGCAATTCCTCCCCACCGATCTGCACGGTGCTCCACCCTGGATTGACGATCACCCGCACGCCAGGCGCATATTGTGGCGGGGCACTCGGACCACATGCCACCACCACGCACTCCTTGGTCATGGGGGCGTCCGGGTCGTCGCCCACCGACACGAGGCCGCTTGCGTGGGCCAGTTCGGCGGGGCGGAGGAGGAGGCGGGCGCCGGTGAGTTGCCAGTCCTTAATCTCGGTCGGCATCACACCCCCCCCATCTCGCGCAGGAACCTGAAGCACTCCCGCAAGACCGGCAATATCCCCAATTCGGTCAACCTCTCCGGCTTGGCGCTGGCGACGGTGGCCCAGAAGTGGGCGGCCTCGGCATCGCTCATCATATCGGCCAGCCACGCCAAATAAGCATGCGACTCACCGACCCCTTGCAGGCCCTCCTTGCGCAGGGTCAAGCCGCACTTGCAGTGGCCGGACGTGAGGCGCATGCGTGCGCCATGCACCGATTCAATCTGTGATTGGATGCCGTTGCGAGGTCTGGCCGGGCAGATATAGGTGGGTGAGTCCCACCGGGCGTACATGTCCTCGGGCTGCGGGGTGCGACCGGGGGGCATGGAGTCGAGGAAGTCCGGCCACGATTGGGCCGGGGCGGTGAAATCAATGAGTGGCATTCACATCCTCCTGTACTTTCGTTCGTTGTGCTGCCCACGCCTCGGGTGTGATGTCCACGCCGGGTGGTGGCATATAGATTTTGTGACGGTCCAGTTGCTGCCAGAGGTCATGCACGGCGCTGCCCATATAATTACCAGAGCCGCGCACTACCAGATCGCCCTGCCGGTGGCCGGGGCGCGGATAGACTACACGGATGTGTACTAGCATCGCCGCCATAGTACCATCACCACGAGGAGTCGGTGGGCAAATATGGATTGTGATCTGGTGGTCGGACTTGCGCGGTGTGGTAGTTTTCCAATTGAGGCGCGGAATCATCATCAACCACCGCAAAGCAATAGCTTCATCATCTGTTTCGATCATTGTGGTCCCCACAATTGCGCGCGGATCTTGGCCACGCGCTCTTTGCTGAAGTGAATCCGCCGGTACTGCCCGCCGCCATTCGCCGGGCGCTTGAGCTTCTGCAAGCACTCTATTTGCCGCCAATCGTCGGCGAACATGGCCGCGTAGTCCGGGTTCTGGGCCACCACGCGCGCGAGTTCCTTGCCCAGGATCATCTCGGCCGGCGTCGCGAACTCCTTGGCCACATACCCACTGTGGCCCTCGCCTATGCCGTCGATCTGGGCCGCCATGCGCTGCACGATCGGCAGGGCGCTCGTGGGGCCGAACTCATTGACCACGAACCCCTCGCCCTGCGCCCCCTTGCGCGGCTCGGCCGACCTGTCCCACGCTCTATAGCTCGCGTGCGCATTGTAGGGCTTGGCCCAGTACCTGGCCCGCGAGATGATCCACGCCGCGCTCTGCACCTTGTTGTGGGTCTCCTTGACGTTCACGCCCCAGAACTCGGTGACTGAATCCAGGCGCGACCAGTATTCGTGCGCGTTCATGGCCCACACGCGCTCCCACACGCCGGCCTTGGGGGACTGTTCGAGACCACCATCCGGGGCCATTCGCGTGGGGCCTTCCACGAGGAGGTAGCGCCGCTCGAAATTGCTCACCAAGGCCGGGAGCTGCGTGCCGGTCAAGCGCCCGTCCGACATGCTCGTGAATATGTCGCCGGTGGCGGTGAGCTTGTACTCCATGCCGATCAGCATGAGTCCTTGTGGACCGTAGCCGGCGGAGGCGATGTCGGCCGGGATCTGGGTGGCCATGTCGACGGTGGCACCGAGGTCGCGCAGGTAGGGCCGCAAGTCTGCCGAGCCCGCACGTGGGTCGACCAGGATGGTAGGCGTGTCGGCCACTCACCACCACCTATCGAACTGGTGTTTGAGCATACGCCTGCCGAAGAACCATGCGGCGTAGGCGACCACGAAAGGGAGCATAATCCAATTGAGTAGTCTGTTCATGCCACTAACCCAGTAGGCATCCAATCGTCAACAGTAGTGTCCGGGAACACCGCCTGCGCCACAGTGAGGAAGTCCCCACCAATACTCTCACGCATGTCGTCGTCCAAGAACACGACCGGGAACTCCGCCCCCAGCAACGCCAATCTTGCCCGGCACTTCTTGACCTTCCTCACAAGGTCGAATTGCTCGATCCCCCTGGCGTCGCGCACCACCATGCCGAGCGGCGTACGCCGGTACACGCGCTGGAACTCAAGATGGATCTGGCTCAGGTGCTGCATCTCCTTATACCCCTTGAGGTCCGTCTCGCCGGTGGCCCCGCCGAACTTGGCGCCCTGTCTGTGGCTGACGATCAAGTTCACTGGATAGTCCTCATATTGCAGAAATATCTGCTGGAACTCGGCCTGCATCGAGGTCCACATGGCCGCCGGCACCTCACCCAGTTGCGCGATCTGGCCGAACCTGGCTATCTGGGCCAGCGCATAGGCCGCCCCGCCTGTTTCGATGCTCAGTGTGCCGCCCCCTATCTCGCCCAGCGCCTTGAAGGTCTGTTTGGCCAGCGTCTTGAACTGCGCGTAGGAGTTCTTGGCGATGGTGCGCTCGGCGTCACTCGCCAGCTTACCGCCAACATCCAGGTCCGGCATCTCGATCACCTTGCGCATGATCTCGTTGCCCCAGATGTCGGTCTCGCACACCCCCTCCATGCCGCGGTCCAAATCAATACACACTTGCGGCGGCGGGCAGCGGCGCAGGAAGTCGGTCTTGCCGGTTGAGGGCGGGCCTTCCATGGTGATAAAGAGGCGTCGCTTGCGGCCGGTCTGGGCCGAGCCGACAGGAGCGTAGCCGAGTGCGACGAGCCGCGGGTCGATCGCCACGTCAACACACTCCTTTGTGAATGATGAACACTTGCCCGTCGAGCAGCAGGTTCGTGTCGTCTTGGCGTGGATCACACGAACACACACCCGGCAACGCCGATTCATCAGTGGGTGTTCTGTGGTTGCCCCAGAAGAATTGGCACGGCCTCTTCTCCCTACCGGCCCGGCAATCATGCACGTGCTGGTAAGTGATCTCAATGATTCCGATGTCTGACTTTTGCTCTTGTGGTTGTGGCATACCCTAATCCTCCCTCTCAATTATTCGTCGTCGTCGGCGGGTTCACTGTCCTGCCCGCCCTTCCCATGGTGAATTCCGTCGAACAGCCTGCTCCCTACCGCCGCCGCCGCCCCGCGTGCCTCATCAGCCATGGCCTTGCGCAGCTCCGGCGTCTTGATCTGGGCCACCTCGGCCACCGGCGCCTCATACCCACCCTCTTCCGGGTCAGCCACTAAGGCGAGGCAGTCCTTGCAAGGTTCGGCGGTGGACCCGAAGCAATTGAGCGTGCACTTGTCCTCCCCACATGTGGGGCAGTCGAGCAACGGATGTGTTTGCGGGTTGAACATCCTGCCACAAGTCGGATTGGGGCACTTGTCGGTTAAGAGCGGATCTGCTGCTGGGATATACCGATCCGTGATTTGTTTAGGCTTGGCGTTGGCCAATTTGGCCTTGAGGGCGGCGCGCGGCGACAATGTGGGTAGCAATCCGCTCGGCATATCGTCGACCAGTGGCGGGTTGCGACGCACGTGGCGCTCCGTGACCACCTGCACCGGCTGGCCGTCCGAGATCAGGTACATGAGGAGTTCGGCTGGTATGAGCCGCAAAATCCAGAACGGGTTGTCGGCGCTGGGCTTGATCCACTGGCCGACCTGCACAGGCTGACCCTCCTCGTCCTGCGTGCCCACATAGGTGGGGAAGTCGAGCGACGGGGGGCAGGAGAATTGGAGGTCGATGTACTTAGCCATCACACCCCGCCTTGTGCGCCGTTGTCATGTCTTGGCAGAAATCGGCGATCTCGCGCAAGCACGTCTTTTCATAGACTGTATTCGTGCCAGGAAAGAAACAATAGGCACGCCACCTGCCAAACCACTTGACCGTGCCTAATATTACCAAGTCTTCAACTCCTTCGGTAAAGTCCGTCTTGGCCTCAATGCGGAAGATATGCGTTTTAGCGTTTTTAGGCACACCTTCATCAACAAAACGAATCCACTGACCCTCAATCGTGTTCATTAAGCCTCCCCGTGTCCCGCGCGTGGCCATACACCGCGTCCCACCTATCCGCCACCTCACCAGCACTATATTTCCTGGTCCATTTCTCGTAGATCGGCACAGGGCTCAGCGGGACCACGCGCCCCTCCTCGTCGCTGACCACCTTTACGCGCCAGTCCCCAACACAAAACTGGCAGTGGTGCTGCACCGTGTCGATCTCCTGACCGAGCACTAAGCTGAGCCCGCGCAGGTAGCACGGCGTCTGCCACATCCAGTCCGGCCGGTTGGCGGCTAGCCACTTGCTCAGCAAGTCCAAGCGTGTCTGCGGGTCCGCGTCCCACTGCGGCGGGGCCTTCGCTGTCCGCTTGCATTCAAGTAGGGCCAGCACTTCCTCCAGCACGCCACCGTCCGGCGACATGACAATAAAGGTGGGCGGAATAGGCGTCAGTAGCACTCCGGTGTCCTCGTCGTACTCCACCCAGAACGCCTCGCGCCCGTCCGTGGCGATCTCAGGGAACCTCACGTAATTGGGCTCGCCGATCGCTGCGCCGCTCGTGCTCCTCACCTTGTTCACCAGTGTCTCCGTCATCTCGTCTTCCCACAGGAACCCCTGCAACGCGAACGCCGCGAGGTCGGCCTTAGTGAACGTGTTCCCCCGACCGCCGGCAGCCATGATCCCGAGGCTCCCGAGCATATCCCGCACCACGTCCGTGAGGTGGACGCCCGGGGTGCGGCGAAGGTTGGCCGTCGCGAACTTCTGCGGGTCTAGCTCTAGGCGCTCGCGGAGGATGAAAGTCACAGCATATCCCCCACCCTCTTTGACAACTCCATCAATATGCGGTCGGAGGTCTCATAGATATCCTCCAACGTCAATTGAGGGTGGCAGGTATTACGCAACACCTCCATGATGACGCGTTTCGCCGTGAGTAGCCTCTTGATTTCTTCGGTGCTCACACAAACCTCATCACTATTTGCGCCCCAGGCTCGGCCGCGGCCCGCTCCAGCACCGTCTCGATGTTCTCGTGCAGGAACGCCGTATAGAACTTGCCGCCGTCGCCCTCGCGTTCGAACAGCTTGACCACACCTACTACCTCAACTAGGTCCGGCCACGTAGTTGAGTGTGCAGTACGGTCGAAATTGACCCCCGCGACGATCTCCCGCCTGCTCAGCTCTTTCACACGAACCTCCCACACAACTCAAGTTTGCCCACGTTGATGAGCGGATTGTCGGCAACAGCTTGGTCCTGGTTCGCGGCGCACTCGATGCACGGCCCGCCATCGGGCAACTCCTCGCCCTGTGCGCCATAATTGTGGGCTCCCCACGAGTGCCCACACCCCACACGCATGCATATGTCCGGCCTATTATCCGTGAATTGTTTGGGCGCCCGCTTGCCCTCGATCCGCGGGCCGACCTCCAGCTCTTGGCTCGGCGTCTCGGGGAACCTGTCGGCGAGCACCGCACGAATGAGGTCAAGCGGCGATATACAGAGCGGCCGGGCATACTCCAGCAGCACCTCATACACCTTGCGGTCGACGTACAGCTTGAGTTGCACCTCGTTCTTGGACCGCGCTACGACTTTAATTTTGTGGGCCACCGGCACAGTACCTAGTTGAAGCCCTGCACGAAGTCGGTTGTGGTCTTACGGTCCTTGACCATCAGCGATAGCATTCCGCATCTCGCGGCGGAGGCTACCAGTTCTTCGTGTTTGCCAAGGTCGCTCAGCATCGACGCTACTGCCTGCGGATAGTCACCCGCGTTGACATACGCCATCGCGCGGTTCTTTGCCCATTGAAGATGCTCGGCTCTATTCATGAGTAACCTCCCTTTCCCAATTTTGTGGGCCATTCAAGTGCCGGCGCGAGAGAGCCCGCCCTGCGGGGAAGCGAGAGAGGTCGCGAGTGGGTCCAGCACTCGCATGGCTACCCTAGGGTGGGTAGCGTCAGGTTGCTATTCCCCGGACAAGCCTCCCTCGCACCGGCACTTCAATGATCCGCAAAACTTGGTAATGGCCACCGCAGGCTACGGCTACCTGCACTTAGCGGGAGCTGCTATTATTTCGTGGAAGCTCCAGTGGCCCACAAGAATGAAAAAATGATCCGCAAACTTGTGGCCCCGGCTCGGCGGGTGTAGGCAGCACGCCCTCCGAACCGGGACCACCACTAAACTTGGCTACGTTATTACAGCGCTCTCAGCCATGGCCACGGCGTCTTCGGCACTAACGCCGTCCACCAACGAGACCGTGTTCGCCGCCTGGTTGAACTGCCACAGCAACCCGTTGTACTCCCCGCCCAGGAATTCGTCGGTGATGATCCGGCGGGCAGCCGCCGCGAGGTTCGGCCCGGAGAACCTGCCGGACTTGAGCACCGCCGTGCCCATGGCCGGTGAGCGCGTGAACGAATTGCCGGGCGCCTTGCTGACCAGACTGACCACCACAGCGGCCAGCAGCTTGTCGAGGTCGGCGGTGGCATTGGCAGCAGGCGTGACAGGCGTGGCAGCTTGCGCGGGCACGGCGTTCGGCACGGCCACCGGCTTGTTGACCACCTGCGCGGCAACCGGCGCCTGTGTCTGCGCTTGCGGGGCGGGTTGCGCGCCCGGCTCAGCCTCGGCCTTCCACGGCCACTTCTCGACCTGCACCGGCACCATGATGCTCCGCGGGTCCTTCACGTCGGCCTTCACGCCGAGCTTGGCCGCGGCGTCGATCTTCTTCTGGCTGGCCTTGGACAGCGGCATCTGCTTTTGTCCGGCCACCGCCCGCAGGCCATTGAGCGCGGCGAGGCCGTGTGCGGCCACCCGGTCGTTGAGGTCTTCGCCGCCAGAGTTAGCGAGGTTGTCGAGCTCGCCCTTCAATACCGCGTAGCCGCTGCCCGGGTAGATTTTCTCGGCTGGGTCGCTGCCGAAGAACGGGCCACTCGGGCCCGGCACCTTGCCGTCCGGCGAGGGCTGGAACCCGCCGGGCTGCTGGAGGCGGCGCTTCCACTGGTCCTGACCACCTGGCCCGGCGAGGATGGAGGTCTGCAAACGGGCCAGTGGCCACCCCATGGCCTCCATCACCGCCAAGGGGAGCTGGCCGACGCCGTACCACTGCGTCACGAACTGCGGGAACTTGTCGTCGTCGTCGGGCGTGCGGTCGGCGTACAAGTCGACACCCACCATGCACTGCGGCGGGTACTCCTCGACCACCGTCATCCCGTCAGGCCCGTGCTTGACGAGCGAGTGGGCCTCGGCACGCCAGTTGTTCCAGGTGCACACGCGCCCGTCGCCGTAGAACCCGCCGCTGGAACCGAATTCGGTCATGTTGATTGTGAATGCCATAGCTGAAAGATCCTCCTCACAAAATTGATCGTCTGTTAGTGCTGCAATTGTATCGTCAGTGGATAAGATAGGTGTTTGTTGCCCCTGAGTCAAGAAGTTTTTGCGATTGTGTTTCCTTCCCCTAAGCAATAGAGGCTGTAGCGGCTCCGGCGGCTCTGCGTGCGCCGCGTGTTGCTGGTCCTCGTCGGGCTCCCACATCGGGACAGGTAGGCGATAAGCTGGGCTCCCGTCATGTCCTTCACCGGATTGCTCGCGCTCGATCTGCTTGATTGACTTGCCAAGGCGGCGGGCTCCCTTCTCATTTGCGTGGGTAGGTGAGGTAGATGGCGTCGATGGCGGCTTGCCGCCCGCCGGGGCCTTTGACGAGCGCCTTATAGTGGGCGCGTTTGGACTTGGGGACGCTGCGGATGGCGGCGATGTATTTGCCTTGGAGCTGGCGCGAGAGGGTCTGGTCGGCACTGAGGCGGGGCTTGCGGACCTTGCGGACTCGATCTGCGGGGGCTCTGTTCTCATAGACCTTTGCTGGACCGGCGCTTTTCGTGGTCTGCTTGCGGGCACCTCCCGCAGCGCCGCCGTTGAGAACATTGGCTGGGTCGAACCCGATGATGTCGAAGGCGGCCAGCATTTCCTTGATTGCATTCGCTGCCGCCGTCTCCAGCGCGGCGACCACTTCGTCCTCTTGGTTGAGCAACGCGATGGCGATCCGAAACTGCTTCTCGTTCAAATTATCGTAGTTGAATCTTGCCACTTGAAATCCTCCTCACAAATTGATGTGCTTGTGTGTGCAGCTTGTTCGGCGGGTGTGCGTGCGCGATTGCGTGGTGCGCCGGGGCGCGGATCTGCATGGTGGTCTGGCGGGCAACCGGGCGTCGTGGTGTCACTCCTCACCACCAAGTTCTCGATAGATAGCAGATGCCTCCGCCCTGATTTCCTCGAATCCAGCCCTACAGCCATCAAAATGGATATGTGCGGGTAGTTGGAGTTTGAGTGCTCCAAGGTAATTATCCGCCTTATCCACAAGTTGGCCGATACGATCTCGCTGAACTTCACTGATTTCAATTGTCATAGTGTCCTCCTTTCTACCCCTCGTAATCCTCGACCAGCTCCGCCATCGTCGTGATGGCCCGGCCCTCATTGAGGGCATTCCGCAGGTGGTAGGTGAGATCCCGCACGGCGATCCGCTGCCCCACAGTCCCGATCACCATGCCCACCATCTTGCCGATCACGTCGGGGATCGGATCGGCCAGCGCCGCCATGAACATCTCATCGAATATCGACGGCCCCGGCGGCGCGCTTTCCATGGCCTCGACCTCCGCAAGCAGGGCTTGGCGCTGGGCCTCGATGTCGGGCGTCGCGGCCGGGCCGGGCCTGAATGCACTCGGCGCCCACATGGCGATCACCGCCTCGCCCACCAGATCAGCCACGCTCACCTTTTGGCCTCGGCGGGTGGTCTCCTCCAGCGCCACGAACTTGAGCTGGGCGTGCAATTGGGTGTCGATGGACACGCTGGTCCGCGGGCCGGCGGGCGGGGTGCCACGTGCTTTAGGTCTGCCCACCGGACACCTCCTCCGGCGCGGCCCCTTCTCCAGCCGACAATAGCGCCTCATACGCCTTCTCTGCGTCTTCCTCGTTCCGCCTGCTCCTGTCGGCGAAGCACTCAATCTCGGCTTGGATGAGGTCGCGGATGGCCCTTGCAATATCCTCTTTCATAATTATTTGTCCTCCAATTTCGACAGCGGCCTCGGTATAGCCTGATTGAGCCTCACCGCCGGTATGAACCATTGTGGCACAAACCCCAATTGGACGCAATCCCTAAATAGCCACGCGAACTGGTCGTCCACAATTAGCCCCTCGCATTGGTCCCCGGCGCTCCGCATCCCGCGCCCGAAGAACTGCACGATCTCGACCATCACCGCCAGCTTCTCCCACAGGGGATCGGCAGCCCGGCGAGCGGCGGTGAGAGGGTTGCGCCCGTCCATAAATGGAACCTTGAACAGGATGGCGAACTCACACAATTGGCCCGGCAAGTCATACCCGGTGCGGAAGCTCGGGCCAATCAATCCCTTCGGCGGCGAGGCCAGCTTGAACCTCTCCATGGCGTCCGCCGCACTCAGCCCGTCGCGGCCCGGCGTGTTGGCGATCATGTAATAACTATATGTAGAGTGCTCGCGGATGAACGCACTCCTATCGAAGCTCACCGTGTCGATCAGCCACTTGCGATCAAGCCGGCCACTGATGATCTGGTCCACCCGCCGCACGGCCTCCAGCTTGGCCTCGGCCGACATGCTGGCCTTGTGCTGAACCGTCTTGACGTGGATGACCGGCCGCCGGGCAATTGGAAAACTTGACGGGAACTCGGCGAACTCGACATCCTCCATCTTCAGGCCCATCAATTCGATGTGCTTGGGCCGCAGGTTGGCGCTCATGAGCAGGACGTGCTTGATCCCCTGGAACAGGAGGCGCTCGGCGTAGGGCGCTGGCGAGAGCGGCTCAAACCCGACCCTCTCTTTAGCCGCCCACGCGCTCCGGTCCTCCACCCAGTCGCCGCTCGCCCTCGCGAGATCCTCAAGCGCTCCCACGAGCCCCTTCAACTCCTTGAGCTCCCAGCTCTGCTTGCCCTGTCCGCGCGCGGCCTGCTGCATCGAGTCGAGCCGGGGCCCCAGCATGTGGAGGTGGTTGCGCGACCACTCGCGCCACAAGTCGAGTGACTGCATGCCCGGCAAGGGGCGCCGCGTGAATTGTTCGACCGTGCGCTGGCCCAGCTCAATTCTGAGGGCCGAGCACAGAGCCTGCGGAATTTGGTGGGCCTCGTCGCACACCAGTCCGGCGAACTTGCCCAACCCCTCTTTATACCTCGCCATGGCGAACCACATGGAGTAGTTGGTGAGCGGGTAGTCGTGCTTGATGGCGGCGGTCACCGCGTCGTAATAATGGCACCCTTTGTCCTTGAATTGGCAGGTCTCACACAGGCCCTCGGCCTTGTCGCACTTGGTGCCACCGTTATCCTGATCTACCCCTGCGTCGACCAAGACCCTGCAATCATAGTTCTGCTTACCCCGCACGTCGAATCGGTGCGTGAAGCCCCGCAGTGGGTCGATCACCTGAGTTTGCAGGGCGCGGTCCATTACTAGATAGGCTACGCGTGCGCCCCAGAACATGCTGACCGTCTCACCTACCGGGCTCTTACCGAACCCGGTGGGAGCTCCTAATGCGACCACCCGCTTGTCGGTGGTGATGGCGCGCTCGAACGCCTCCTCCTGGTAACCCCACCAAGCTGAGAACCTGTCGGGCAGGCCGAAGTCGCGTGGGGTGGGCAGACTCACCGGCGGTGCTTCTTTCGCATTGGATCTTGCGCTACATTCACTTGTTGTACCAATTGCTTGATGCGCAGTCTGGACTCAGTAATCTCCGCCTCTCCGCCATACATATCCATCGAAGCAATTGTGACTTTGTTACAAGCCACAGCAGCCAGCACCAACCCAGAGTCACCGTAAACTTCAATAGCATCCTTCGAATCGTGGAAGCCCACCTCAATCCACGCATCGGGCAACCCCAACGTCTTCCACCGATCCTTGAAATGGAACCGCACGCGCGAAGATAGAGCAATGTCAATTTGTGGGGCACCTACGGAAGCAGCCAGCGTAATCAGTTTGCTCATTTCAACATGTCCTCAATCTCCCGCATCATCTCCTCCATATCCACGCCGTCATTGTGGTCACGCGACCCATTCCCCACGTGCGCGCCCTCCTCCACCAGCCCGGCCCCGGCCCCGTCCTCCCCCTCCCCCTCAGCCGCGACCTCGATCAAGGTGAGCCCGGCCTGCTCATATGCCCCGAACCTGGCCGTGAACATCTGGTCGAACACGTCCTTATAGAACCCCGGCTCCATGGCGTCGATGTGCCCGCGCATGCGCCGCAATACTCTGGCCGCATGCAGGCGCCCGTGTGGCAGGGCTAACTGCTCCTGTATGACTGGCGTGTAGTCCTCGATGAACCGCACGTAGTCGAGCTTCCTTCTTTCCCACGCCACCTTCTCGTTCATCTGCGCCAATTGGTGCATCACGCTCCGCTCGGCGGCGTCCCCATTAAGCCCGGAGAGCCACGCCACCACGCGCTCCCACCCTAACCTCGCCAGATCCGAACGCGTGCGCAGGGCCGGGAACCGCCTGCTCTCCGTAATTAGCCTGCCCCACGCGAGGTATTGCTCGTGGATCTTGAAGGTGACGGGCTCCATCTGGCCCTTGTCCCACGAGGCTATGAGCATGGCGTCCTCGTCGAAGGGCTGCGCTGCTCCTCCCGGCGAGGTGGCGCCGGGCTCAATTGCGTTGTCGGCTAGGCCACCGTCGATCACGCTCAAGTTGCTGGTGAACCCGGTGCCTGCTGTGGTGGGCGCACGTGGCGGGCTGGGGCGATTGCGTCTAGTAGTCATATTGAATTGGTCGCCCGGACGGACTCGCACCGCCATCTCCCTTCCCCGTATGCGCATCCCTGCGCAGCAGCGCTGCTGACGGTTGGGGCGTCCTCTCTTAAACGACTGGGCGGCATACAGTCTATTAGCAATCTTGCCTGACAGTCAACATTCACTTCCCCCCACTACCCTGCTATACTCTTGCTCGTGAGCGCCATGCCCGACACAGCCGCACCGCCTGCCACCACCATGCCCGTCACGCGGGTGTGCAGGCACTGCTGCGGCTCAGGCCACGAACCCTCCCCCCTCGCCATCGACCTGTCCCGCCGCGGCGAGCAGGCCCAGCTCGCGCGCGAGCTCGGCGTGTCGGCCGCCACCCTGTGCCGCGTCCTGGCGGGTGGCCGCGCGCCAGGCCTGCTCACCCTCATCCGGATCGCCCGCCGGTATCACACGACGGTTGACCGGGTGCTGCGGATTCCGGCGATCTGGCGTCGGGTTCACGCGCGGGCGGACTGAAACCCGGCAATTTGATGGGCCTCACCACCGGCTTGCCTGGCGTGGGCAGGCCCATGGGCGCCGGCGGTTCTGGCTCCGGCGGTGGCGGCTCGGGCATGTCGGGATTGAGCTCCCCCACCCGCTCCCGCGCGTACTTGCCCCTCACGGGCGGCCGGTCCCCGCCTAACTTGAGCCGCATGAACTCGGCGTGCTCGCGCATCTCAATTATGAGGTCGATGCCCTCGCGGACGATCTCACTCACCTTGCTCCCGCGACCGCGCCGAGTTCCTCCCCCCACGCCCTTGCCCGCCCGCTTGTCGGCCTCGGCGGCCAGCCACTCGTATTGGTCGGGGCGGACCTGGGCGACCAATCTCACCGCCCGCACGTGGTCCCGCATCACGAGCGCGTCTCGGTCGCGGGTGTAGTTCTTGCGGACCTTGCGGCTGTTCGGCATACCTTAATTGCCCTGCCCTAGTGACCTAACAGGCCACCGATGAAATCGAATGCCTGCCCGGCAATATCCTCTTGATCCATCTTGAGTGGGCCGCACGCCATCGCCGCGCGTTTCTTGATGGTGCGCACCCGCAGGCGCAGGTCGGACACCCGCGCCGCCAAGGCCCCGGACTGGACCGCCTCGAAGTCCTGGCGCTGCGCCTCGATGACGCACAGCGGGCAGGTGAGGTCGACCGTGGCCAGCGCGGAGGTCGGCTTGTCGATGAGTGGCTTGTCGATGATCTCCTGACGAATGGTGAGCCCGAATTGCACGCACTGAGTGAACATGGGGTCGGTGGTGCCGGCCATGGCGAGTGATTTGTTGGCGTGCTCCACGAAGGTCGGGCTGAGAACAGTGCGGACGATATGGTCGAGCGGCGAGACCTCGACCGTGAGCGGATCGGTGGGCGCCGAACCGGTGACTTGCGCGATGACTTTATGGAGCGGGTCGGTCGGGGAGGCGGCGGCCGGCTTGTTCCACGGCAGATGCCAGCGGGCCTCAGCCGAGGTTGCGAGGGTGATGAGTAGGGCTGCGATGGTGAGGCGTTTCATGCGGTCTCCTTCTGGCCGACAAGCCACGTCGGCAGGCTGGCGTTAGTCACGGATACTATTGCCTGAGCCTGCACGACATCGAGAGGCAATTCGAAGACGAGTTGTAGCCTATCGACCTTCGCGTTTCCAGTGAAGTGACGGACGATGTCCGGTGTGAACTTGCTGAAATATTGACTTGATCTCCCACCGCCAAATAGACGGAATGAGGATGTTGGTCCTTGGGCTGAATAATCATCAATTGATGCAGCACGGACCAGAGCGGCCAGTTCCGGTTGGCCGCTCTCTTCGAGGGCGATTGCCGCCATGAGGATGAGAATCTTTCGTGCGTTCATTTGCGTGTTGCTCCTTTCGTTGCTGCGTTAACGACAGATACCGCTCTCTGACGGCGGTTGAACAATCTTCATCTTCGGCGTGCGTTTGACGAGGCGGCAGTTGCAGTCGGCATCGCAGAGGATGACCATCTTATCGATATCCTTTTCGCGGACCCACTCCATCACGAGCGCCGGCGTCCTCGGGTCCGAGCATGGCGTCCGCGCGGTCAGGAGGACTTTGTTCTCGGCGCGGTAGAGCGTGAGGGTCGCATAGTCGCGAACCGTTCCGCATCCGGCGAGCGCGATGGCGATGAGGGCGGTGAGGGGGATGCGGGTCATTGCTTCACCAACTCATATCCGGACTCGAAAGTCTCAGCAGACGAGAACGATCGATACCCGTCCGCATAGACGACGAAATAGCCTCCTGGCAGCGGTGCGTGTACTCTGTTCCACTCACCCGTAATGGGAATTGGTGCATACCGTTCGTCAGAAAACGCCAACATAAGCCCGCGCTCATCGTCCAGTCGGAGTTCTTTAATCTTCAGCGCGCGCACTTCCTTATGACATTTGTACCTCGGCATTTCAATCATGAAATCCTCCTCCCCGACTGTCTGCCGGTTCTTGGTTGCGTCGCATCCTTCAACACAATCGGTATGCGCTCTCCGGTATCGACGTACTCAGGCGCCTCGCTTGGCGGGACATAGCCGTACATGCGCCAGTAGTTGAGCTTATGCGTCCTACGTACTACCCTGATCATTGTGATTGAATTCCTACCCACGTCGTATTCCCCGGCACGAGCCACGCCGTCCGAAAGTCCGTCACGGTCTTCGTCTCGTGCGGCCCCAGCACCACTGCCGCCTGCACTGTCGGCCCCGGTGCCGATACATACACAGCCGTACCCTCAGCAATGTGCACTGATAGGGTGAGCGTCTGAGCGGACGTGTTGATCAGAGTAAGCGTGTCGACGCCGGTAATGTAGGCGATGTTGAGGACAGGCGTGGGGGCGACTGGGACGACCGACTGCGCAGATAGTGGGATAGCGAAGAGAACGAGAACGGCGACAAATAGCACGGTTTTCATAGTTTCACATTACCCTCATACACTCCTCGTCCGCCCCACACCTCACCAGCGCACTCGGTAGCGTCCAGCAGCACAGTCATGCTCCCGTCGTCCTCAGCATACACCTGCGGGTTGCCGATGTCGCGGTCCAGCGTCTCCGTCAACGACTGTGCCGGGGTCCAGTTCACACAGTCATTCGTGAAGCTGACGAGCACCTGACGCGATTTGTTGAGGGCGATCATGTACTTGCCAGGCGAGGTCGGCGGTGCAATCGTAATCGTCCCAGTCGGGCAATCGAAGGCGTTCCCGACCCAGATGCGATCGCTCTCAACCTTGGACGTGTCGTTATTGATAAACGGCGGCATGATCCCGAACGCGCAATCCCACCACTGTCTGTTTGCGTATACCTGCGGCCTATTCAGCACCTTCTCATTAATCACCGCCCGCCAAATGAGCGTCTTTGGCCCCCACGAGCTCCAGAAATCCGCAGTGCCGTACCACATGCCATCCGCGAGCTGCACTCCGATCGAGCACTTGTCCACACCTTTGAACCCCGTGGGGCCGACCGGCGGCAGGTTATAGTCCTCCGGCGTCAGCGTCATCCCCAAGAATCTGGCGTCCTCGATCACGTTGCCGCTCGTCTTGCCGAACAGCGGCGCCACCGGGTGCCACCCTGTCAGCCCGTCCGGCGAGGCCATCATGATCGCCTCGAACCGCGGGAAGGGGCTGATGCACGATCCGTACGGGGTGGCTCTCGCCGACCATTCGGTGCAGCAGTTAGGGTCATTGACGCAACACCCAAAGATGGCAATGAACTCGTTGAAGTCCGGATGGCCGGGAACTTGGACGACGTTGCCTACAGTGAGCGCGCTAATGAACGCTTCGGGGTGCAACGCCATGTACGCAGGGTCTTCCATCCATGGGAAGTTGTGGCGGGTGACCATCTCTTCGGGAGCCGTCCATGGACCGGAACCGAACGGCACGGACCTATATAATTGGTCTGAATGCCGCAACGAATAATCTTGCATCTCGAATCCGCCGATGATACCGCCCTGCGCCATGATGACCTGCTGACCGCCATGAACTGTGTAGCGGATTGGGCCATACAGAGATGTAGCGCAGACCTGGGTAGCGTCGCCGGGGAACGACACGATGCGACGGAAGTCAGACCACTTGAGCGGTATCACAAACAATCCTCCCTTGATTGCAACGCACGCGAGAACGCTTCGGGGCCGTCCGTGTCGGGTGTGGGTTGCGGGTCGGGAGCTGTGTATCCATGCAACCCACTGCACAGACCGTGCGACGCGCGAGGCAATCCGCAAACACGCCCATCATCGGAACGCCAAACGCAATTGCCCAATCTCACCCGCAGCTCGGCAATCTCGCGGGCGAGTTCGGCGACCAACGCGACCACATCACCGACGCCGACCAGTCTTGCGATGTCGTTAATTGTTGCGCGGCACCCCGATAAAGCGTCTTCTAGCTCGGCGTTCTCACGCTCCAGCTCCCCAACGCGCTGCTTGAGCGCGTCGATCTCGGCATCCTTCGCAGCGAATCCTCGTCCTGCCGCAGTGAGCGCTTCGGCCATGCTGTGACGACGGCCAGCACTATAGCCATAAGCGAAAGCAATCGGCAAACACGTTTCGACAGCAGGATGAGCAGCGCGGAAATGATCCCTACGGAACTCTTCGAACCCCTCCTCTACTGACTTCGCAACGGCGGCGTCCTTCGTGGCGTGCTGGCGGATGAAGTCGCGGACGGTGACGAACACGACCCGTTCACGGTCGAATGCTGCCCGCTGCTCGTCTGGTAGCCATCCGCGCAGCACCCCATCGTGCGAGCTGACCCTGTCCTCGATCGCCGCAATCATCTCCTCTGGTGTGACGGTCGGCGGGGTCATCGGTCCGTCCTTTCGCGCGCAACCGCATGCGCTGCTGTATCAACAGCCTGAGCTACCGAGAGTTCTGCGTCTTCGGAGTCGGAGTAATCAGCACCGGCGGCGATGCGTTCGGCCTGCTGGTCAATCCATTCGTCGAGTTTTGCGTGCGCTCGACGACGCGCCAACTTTGCGGTGTTGGTCATTAGATCGCCAGTCACCTGTTTCGCTAAGAATCGATTCCTCGTCTTGCGTTCGCGCGCCGCCTTGGCCTCCGGTGAATGTCGTCCGCATTTACCACCGACCGTTGCGGTATACGGACACGGATGAGTGAAACGACCACCCATCTGCCGTGAAGCTATTTGCTCGGAACACTTCATGACGTACAGGCTCCGCATTTCCGCCTCTTGGCGGACATCGCCTTATCGCGGCTCGCAGGGCTGTACCGCTTCGGGAGAGTGATCGAATCCTGATGACCGCATGCGAGCGTCAGCACAACCCGCGTTCGGCCGGTTAGCGATTGACGCGTCTCCACCTTCACAACAGGCTGCATCACTGGCTGCATGACATCCTCCCACGCCACGCGCTTACCGGCAGCAGGAACCGCGCGGCAGTTACGCTCTCATACGCATCCGCTTGCCGTGCTGCCATGAACAGGCACTGCATCCCGGCAGCGAGGAACGGCAGGATGCTGTACTGCCCCACATCGATAGAAATAGCCGCCGTGAGTGCCACCAACACAATGAGGAAGATGGATACGACGAAGTGGATCACCGCGACCTCCCACCACCACCACCACTACCCACCACAGGTTGAGCTACTACCTTGCCGCTCACCTGTGCCGGCACCACGCCCACAAACTGCTCCAGTGCCAGCAGCACCGTCTTGTTGAGGGAGTCCCTGTTCCCGGCCGCGATCCTGTTGAGTTCAGCCAGCACTGGGTCGGGAATGTTCCGGACAGTCAGCTTTTTCATGGTGCCACCATTCTGCCGCCATCCATGCCCGGTTGTCAAGTTGGTAGTGACGGAGTTTGCCGTTTGAAAATGTAACAACTTTTAGGCAGGGGCAGGAAAGAGGTACGCCGCCCGGAAGCCGGGAACCTTCGATTCCATCCGTCCCGAGTGCGCCCCGGCGAACTCGATCAGTTCGAAACCTAGAGCGGCGTCAAGTGTCGTGCGGTCCTCGGCGGCGATCACTTCCAGCGCGCGGACGATGTACTCAGGCAGGCGGACGGTCACGTTACGGAGCGCCAGCAAAGGCGGCAGGACGACTCCCGCGTCGTCTCCGAGCGCATCATGTATCTCCGCAAGCGTGAAGCGTTGCAGCGCGACACACACAGCCTGCCGCCACGTGAATCGCCACAATCCGCGCACCTTCGCCGCGTCACGATCGCCAGTCGCGACCTCGCGCCGTAGCCTGCGAACCGGCGTCGCCGTGAGCGTAGCGACCTCGCTCAGGCTGTACGAATCGACGGGCTGGAGAAAAAGAGTCTTGATGCGCTGTTTCTGATTCCTAGCCATGGCTGGATGGAAGTCTACTCCGACCCATGGCTAGTGTTCAAGTCATGCCGCGAAGGACGACACGGAGCCCGGAAGGGCAGCGATTCGGCGATGCTCTGC